CTACTTTACGAAAGTGAATTCATGAATCCACGAAGGAGCTTCTACTATTACAACGACCGGCAGGGCAATCCCAAATACTTGAAGCATGGATAAGGTATAAATTTCTGCATTCTCTTTTTTTATGTCCCATTTAATCTTTAATCTGTGTATTTGCATTGATGCACGTCCTTTGTCGTATTTACTGGAGTGCCTCTCAGTGATATAATTTGCAACGAATAGATACCTACTGGAGGATCTTTGATTGAAAATCTCCCGTGGGAGATGCCGATTAAAGGAACTACTCGAAGAACGTCGTATAAAACAAATCGATCTTGCTAGACGCACTGGCTATAGCAGACATTTGATCTCCAATTGGGCCAACAATCAGGATAAAATGTCTGCTGATGTTATGATTAACGTAGCCTATGCCCTCGATTGTAAAATGGAAGACTTATACGAACTGATCTTTGAGTGAGCCTGTTGGCTCTCCCTCGGATAAAAGTATGGTTAAACCATACTTTTTGCAGATAACTCTGCCCTCCTCCCTTTTTTCATTTTCCAAAACAATTATGTCTATAATCGGACATATCAATTTTTGACATAACTATACTACTATTTAATCCCAATATTAGGGTCTTGGCAACAAAAATTCGGGCGCTGAATGTCTCTTAATATTCGACATTATAAGACACTTATTTTCGACAAAAAAAGAGTCGCTATTTTGTAGCAACTCCAGTGAAGATTATTTTCGAATTAATAAAACCCATTTCTTCAACAACCTCGTCAAATCGATGGTAAGCAATTGGACACCTTTTTGATGTTTTTGTTACTTCATCTTCAAAGTAAGCATCTTTGAAGATACCATTAACAATCTTTACTTTTTCTACATTAAGAGTGTTACTTCTATCCACATTCAAAAAACGATATCCGTTACTATTCAAAAAATTCTCCCAATGTCTCAAGGTTCCTACCATATAGTATGTTCTATCAAATGTATGAACCAGTATCTGGTCTCGCTTTCTCCCCTTAGAGATGAAAAGGACTTTGTCTACTAAAACATTTTCTCCTCTTTCTATACCTCCAGGATCTGCCGATACGGTTAAACTTAGCATTTAACATTCCCCGCTTACTTTAACAATTCTTTCGGTGGTTCGGGACTGTGAATCCATGACAGACTTGCCGTGCTCACTGATGCAACTGCAAGTGTTGTCAACATTGCAGCAATATTGTAATACATACTAGCCTTCACTTTACTCGGTTTGGTTTTCTTCATTTCTCACACCTCCTTCTATTAGTGTTAAACTCTGAACAAGAAAACTGGCAGCTACTACCGGAAAAGCCAACCACAGATTTAGAATAACAATTGCAACACCGATAAACTTTAACAACGGATAATGCTGCTTTGATATACGCGTCTTCCCCTCTACCCTTGATGGCGCGTAAACCAAGATAAGCACAATACTTATTATCGACGTAATAACGATCCAATTGTAATTAAAACTCGCGAAAGATAAAGCAGTAAGTAGAACTGTAGATACAACAATACACATTATATTGCTCTTTAAATGTAGCCCTCCTACAATTTGGCGCAACATTGAAAAAGATATCATCACTAGCAAAGCTTCCTGCATCCTATCCGTAAAAAATGAGATACCGATAGTCAGTAAAATAATTGAAAATGTATTGATCGCAACGGCTATCCCATGTTTTAGAACATCTATAGATGAAGGATGATCAGGTACAACTGTTTTGATGTGAGTCGCAATATTAAGAGCGATGGAGTCAAGATTTTTTATAGTAATCACGCTCCGTTTTTAATGAATAATACAAAAACATGGCAGATGCTAAGGCAATAAATAGAATACTCAAAAAGAAATTATTGACGTAAAACATAAATGCACAAGCTGCCAATACTCCTACTATTAAGATAATAACGAGTATATACTCCCACTTAAAACGTAGATTTTCATAATCTGCTGTAAAGCCTATTTTGAATTTATACAGGAACCACGAAATAGCTAACACCCATGCACTGGTTACCGCTTGCGCTAACGATCCTTCTGCTGAGGTCTGCATCTCTGTTGTCAAGGTACCAAAAAGGATTAATATAATCGCCGCTTGGAATAACGTATACAAAAATGTACCTGTAATGGATATGATGGCTGCCCAAATAATCGGCATCCTAACAACAGTGGTTATCAATAACGTGAACAATATGATGTTTATGGTTGGAGCAAAGAAAGCCAAAGAAGTTTCTTCCCTTAAAATGAAACTTTGCAAATTCATTATCAATCCAATAAATAATGCAGGCCATACATAGTCTAAAGCCCTGACTCTAAAAATAGTTAACATTAAAACGAACGCTGCAAATGTTTCTACAGTCGAGAAAAGCAAGAACCTAATAGGCTCCCACATAACACATAACCCCTTCACATAATTGGTAACAAATATGCTTTAATTCTATATTTGTTACTTGTTAGAGGCAATCCAATTACCATGTTAAATGGAAGTATTTATGTATTATGTGAGGTAATTATTTTCAGCGTGCTGATATAATATCCTCAAGCTTAATCCAGCTAAAATCATCCTCACCGCGAAACAGTTTTACTTCTCTACGCGCTGTGTTAATTGACGTAACTACACCAGTCATTACCTCATCATCAAACGGGCTAAATACGGTCACAGTGACGGCATTGCGTGAGTTGTAAGAGTCTATTAGCGCCTGTTCGATCAATTGTACCTCTTGATCGTCTAGCTCTGGCTTTCCTCTCCGTTGTCGGTCCTTCATGAGCTTCAGATAAGCCTCTTTATGTTCTGGTATGATAATCCGGCTGCTTTCCCACAACCCGTTACCTTCTAATTTTTTAGACATGTTTGTAGCCTCCTGATGTATTATGTAGAAATTATATTACGAACATACGTTCTAGACAAGACTTTTTGCCTTCTGAATCTAGAACTTTTCTACTAGAAAAATATTCCTAGGTCTGATAGACTATACGAAAATACAAAATCAGGGGGATAATATGAAATTTGTAACAGGTATATTGGTGGCTGCCGCATTTATAACGCTTGCAGCTTGCTCACCTAAGCAATCTGCCACAACAAATGACACCAAACAAGCTGCTACTACGGCAACGACTTCTACTATACCAGCAGAACCAGTGGAACAAAAGCAAGAAGATACGGTTACACCTATTAAAAAGGGCGAGACAGTTACAATACAAGATTTCGCTGATATAACAGTAACGGGAAATAAGATTTCGAAAAAAATCGAACCCTCTAAACCGGGAGACTTCCACACACTATACGAATCCAAAGAAACAGACTCCACCTTCTTTGCTCTAATCATTAAAGCCAAAAATCTTGGGGCAGAAGGAATTAAGGCGGATAAAATAGCGGAAGTAAACCTAAAATTCGATAACAAATATGATTATGATACATTCAGCACTATTGAGGAACGTGGCGGTGAAGACTTTACTTACACCAACATAACCAGCGTTGACCCACTTAAAACGGGAACACTGTACTATCTTTCAGAGATACCCAATGAGGTGGCTAAAAGTGAGAAGCCATTAAAAGCAGAGATAAAGATTCAGGATAAAGTTTACGAATATACGATCAGATAAAAAAAAACAGCCCCGGGGCAATCCGGGGTTTTAATATTTCTATAACCATTATGACTTTTGTCAACAAAGGTAATTCCATTGCCTGTATAAAATGAATATGATAACATAAGAATAGAAAAAGGGAACGGCTACCACCGCTCCCCTGTACGACTTACCGCTATAAGAGCGGTCAGCAATTGAGGTTTGATCCAGAAATAGACCGTATCCTCGCCAGGGCGGTCTATTTCCATTTATGGAAAGAAAGTATCAGAATCACCAACGTTGCGAATTGAATCATCAACATCAGTGTGTCTTTAACTTCCATGGCGTCACCTCCCTTCCGGGAGATTAGCCGACCGTCCTTTATAGCCGTTTTGTCGCACAATCCAGATTATACCACAAAAAAGTCCTAGGTAGGTTCGGAGACTTGCTTTTATTTTTCCATTAATCTATTAAATATCTCTCTATCTTTGGAAGTGAAGTCGGTAATCCGTTTCTTTTGCTCGTACGTGTTGGTACTTGAATCCAATTTAATGAAGCCATTTTCACCAACCAAATATACGATATTTTTTTTTATCTTATAGGACACAATATTATCAACAGCTTTTTCCAGTGGATCAGCAAGATGATTATAAAGTATTAAAGGGTCATGCGGCCCTCCTCTAAAAATTTGAAAAGTCCCGTCACCAAAATATTCCACGGTATCTTTGCCTGATGGGTATTTATACTTCGTATTATCTCCAAAACTCACCAGGAAAATTAGAGTAGTAATTGTAACTAGTATAGCAATCAAGATAATGATGTATCTACGCTTCATCTGCAATACATACCTCACTTCCAAGCTTTTCTTATATCAGTTACTGTAACATAAGATGTATACTCATTGAGCGTTCCCCATGATTCCATTAAATTTGTTAGATTGGCCGCAGCCCAACCAAGTTTGTTATCCCCAGTAAACATTTGTTTAAAATTATATTCGAAATTATATACATCATAATATATTGCAGTAATTTTCCATTGCCCGTCAACGTAATCTCCATTTATTTTATAATACATGTTGTGAAAAGCATTATATAAATCTCTATCACTTTCTAGCCCCTCAGATCCATTATATGAAAAACTTTTAACTTTATTAGCGTTAGCTTTTTTGACTGCGGCATCAACTATTGCAATGTGCTCTTTAGATTTTTTAACTTGCTGCGCCTCATATGACCATTCGTTAAAGTTTAAATTTACTGGTTTGTAATCAAGTGAATGTTTAAGTAAATTTGCTGTGATGTCTCCGTACTTCTTTCGAGCTATAGGAACAGCTACTAATATAAATGCTTTACGATCAGGATAATGTATTACAGCATCTGTTGAATTCTTTACCTTCTCTACGCCTCGCACCCAAGTTTTTTCTAGTTCTACCATCGGATTTTCAAACGGAAAAGTATTATTTCCTGCATACACTAACATATTCTTACTATATGCACCTTCCAGTACTTTTTGCGAGACATCAGACTGATCATTTTCTCTTGTTTCCTTAGGTTCTAACTGAGGACTGTATTGAATTTTTCCCAATTTATCTTCTTTTTGTTTTAAAACAAGTTCAAACTCAAGGATCTCTTTGCTGGTATCAATCTGTTCTTGATACTTATCTACATAAGCGTGTGTTAACGTAATATCTCGGATAGTGTTTTCATTTCTAACGATTTGGATATTACATTTGCGATAGTAATCCTCACTATCAGGTTTATATTCTGTCTTTGCCCATGTATACAGCATGTTGGATTTATCCGCATTGTCTATAACTGAAGGAAGCGAATGAAGCGGAATTTTGCTTCGGATATGTAGCGAATGAGTTAAGTTTGGAGACTTAGCTGAAAGGTTTATGGAACTATTATTCTTATAAGTAAAGCCAATGACCTCACCTTTTACAAACTCGATTGGTTCACCACCGGATTTGCGTTCTATTCTTAATAAAATGCTCATTGTAATAATCTCCTCTGTTAATTCAATCTAGTTTTGCAGGAAATATTTGTGAAAAACTAATTTCCAAATATTAATATATACGAAAAATATTAAATAGTAAACATATTTTCAACATGGTAAAGGACGACAATAGAGTTTCGTAACCTCGGCAAATTATATGAAGAAGCTAAAACGAAATATAAACCAGCTAACACAGACCTGTTAAAAATGATAAAAGCTCTGCCGACCAATTAAGGTTAGCAGAGCTTTTCAATTTATTTAGAATATTCATTTACTTCAAACGTTAGGATACGATCATACAGCATGTAGTCCTTACGGCTGCTGAACGGCCCTTTATTGTTATCATGTTTATTGATTGCATATGAAGCCGATCCAGAACCAGCCTGCTTGCTTTCATACCAAGAGATGAAATCATTGACCTCTTTCATGCTTAGGTCGAATTCCTTTTCCAAACCAGTTGTCATGGTGACTACCAGAATAGCACGGTTACCTGAAGGTGATTGAGGATTAGTAGGCTCACCAGTCGATGGTTCATCAGGATTTGTTGTACCAGGTTCGCTTGGATTAGTCGGTTCTTCTGGAGATGGATTGTCAGGAGTTGTCGGCTCAGTCGTTGAAGGCCCCGTTGGTGTAACTGAAGCTTCATTGGAAATCGATGTCTCAACACCATTGAAAATAGCAACTATTTGAAAATAATAAGTTGTTCCATTTATCAAATTAGGAATCACATAGTTACCAGCCGCGTCTTTTTCTACAGAAATTGAATCTGTATATTTATTAGGTTGTGTACCGTAATTAATTTTATAATTAGTAGCATCCTTGATTGTATTCCAACTTAATTTAGCAGATGAGTTCTGTGGTTGCCCCTTAAGATCAATTGCTTCCACCATGCCAATGGTTATCTCGTTAAATGCTAACCATGACGAACCTCCGTTAGCATCAATTTTTATACCATCATAGGTTCCAAGCTTCACCTTATCGGGTTGTGACGTTGTATATTTAGCAGTTAAAGAATGAGTTATTTGCTCACTTATTGGTGCCCACTTTCCACCTTCTAATCCATAAATGGTGTATGAAATCTCTCTCGGTGGCGTAGCAGCAGTGGTAATATGAACGAAATTCATTTCGATTGGGCTAGGAAAAATTAATTCAATATCCCCTTTGAATGTACTGGCATTCCAATACGTTCCGATGTCTCCGTCTATTGAATTTCCCGCCACATAGTTGCTATAAATACTGCTGGCTTTTGCAGTAGTTCCTTCTGGAGGTGAGAATCCAAGCATTCCTTTTACTGTTTTATTTAGTGCAGCTGCATGTGTTACAGACGGTAGTAACATAATGCTTACTAGTAAAAAAGTTAAAATCGTAGCCATAAATTTCTTCGACATGATTATTAGCCCCCTATGAATATCTTCTATATCCATAAAGATAGGTTAACACTCTCATATTGTCTAAACATAAACTTGCTGATCTATAAATATAATCTAAATATTTGCATATTTATTTTTTATTGGGTATGAAAAAGGACTCTATCAGCCAATACCCTGTAGAGTCCCTCACACTTATTTCACTATAAATTTTACCTTTGTTCCATCAGCATACTTATCTAGCTGATGACTTACCCATGATCCTGCTCCCCTGTTATCACTAGGGGTTATGTATCGAATATCAGCACCTGCGCCACCTTCAGCACACATTGCCATTGGCCACTCGTCACGGTCATATCCTTTTTTAGTCGGATAACCCTTGAGTGACTCCTTCCTGTTTTCCTCGGCTCCATCTCTGTCAATCGTGCAAACGGAGGAATGTCCGGCTGCTATTGCATCTCTAATGTGCGCCCCGGTTTCAGGGTAACGTGAACTAGGGAACTCCAACGTATACCCAGCTGCTGCTTGTTGGTTGGTTGCTGCCAGTTCTGCATAGACACCTTGAACGGAAAAAATAGCAGCTAATAAAAATACGATTAATCCTCTTGCGATCCCTTTTATCATATGACACCTCCATAGTATTTAAATCTTCTCTATACTAATTGGAGAGCCATATCGAAGTATCGCATAACTTGTCGCAAAACAAAAAAAAGACATTTCAGTTATAGTGAACTAGAGAGAGTAAAAATTAAAACCTACCATTAAACTTTATTTTGAATATTTAGACATAATTGTTTAGACATTCCTTTTTGTTATTTGTATGCTTACTAAGCAAATAAACAAAAAGGGGATTTATACATGAAAAGAAAGCTCAATTTAATTTTATGCTTCACTTTACTTATTACCATTTTCCTCCCATTGTCATCAGTGAGTGCCTACACTGGTGGTTATGCCAACGGAAAAAGTGTTGATGCAATGATTCCTGATATATATTTTATAGGGAGATCCCATGCAAGCACAACGAGTACAACGCTTATTACAGATAACAATGAAGAAACAAGTTACTTACTTCCTAAAGATAAGATGATTATGATTGATTTAGGTACAGATAGAACTATTGATTCATATAAGCTTAAAGGCGATTTAAAGCCTATGAGAATAAACTTTTATAATCGAAGTACAGGTTATGAAGATGCATTTGAAGCCAATGTAGGTGATGGAAATCTCAAAACGCTTCCTAAGGAAAAAATAGTACGTAATGTAAGATTCATCACTTTATACACTATGAGTGGTGAAGACATAAATATAAGCGAACTCGACTTTTTTAACAGTAACGACATAGTACCAGCGCCCGAACCTTCTCCAACACCAGATCCTAAACCGACACCTGAACCAACGCCGACACCAAATCCAACACCAAGTCCTGAGCCTAATCCTTCTGACCCTACGGAGCCAACTGAACCATACGAACCATCACAACCTACTGGTGACCGTGCTATTCTGACAGTAACGATGGACAATGGATTTGATAAAGAATTCGATCTAAGTAAAAAAGAACTCAATGCATTCATCGCTTGGTATGACGCTAAAGATGCTGGCAGAGGCCCATCATTCTTTGCCATTGATAAGCACAATAATAACAAAGGTCCATTCAGTACCCGTAAGGACTATGTAATATTCAATAAAATCCTTACGTTTGAAGTAAGCGAGTATTCAACTAAATAAACTACAAAGGACTCCATACTGGTTACATACCAGCGGAGTCTTTTTTCACATCTACTCTAAATTCAAACTGATTACGAAAGAAATAAGTTCCGTTAATTTTAATCGACTCCGGTGTGTATTTTTCGACCGGTCCGCCGTAGTCCACGATATCTATCAAATCCTCATCCAACGACTGAACAACGTACACTCTTGCTAGACTTAATGCAGCTGCAAATAGTTCTATATCCGACTTTAACACTTTATATGTATAGTTCATGCTGATCACCTCAGATAGTTATTCTGTTGTATGTGTGGTAATTCCTGCACTAAAGAAAGCCCTACCAACTATAAGGTTGGCAGAGCTTAAGCTTTAAAATCCTCCAATGGTAACGTTAGGCTGAATACTATGGTGGTGGTTAAAGGCTTGATCCGCCCCAGTAAAAATAAACAAAAAGCTAACCGCGATGGTCAGAAGTACAATTTTTCTCAACATTGGTCATCCACTCCTCAAACAGGGTTCAGGCCCCACCAATTGGATCATAGTATGGAGTAACCTGATGGCTATTCGACTGAACAGGTACAGTAACAATAAACAAAAAACTAGCTGCAATGATTAGCAGTACCATTTTTTTTAACATTGTCTAACCACACCTTCTCAATGAATTTTGAGTATTTTTCCTTTGTTTCGGGAATTGCATGAGTGCGGAAATGCTCAAACATTCCTACACAGTTTAAATAATAAGTCTCATTATTCAATGTATGAAAATTTTCCAAAGAATACATCAAATATTTAAAACCATCTTCGTAAGAACCTTGATGTAAATAATAGTAAGCCAGCTCATAACCCAAACGCGCATACTGCTCTGGTATAACTTGTTTCGTATACATATCCGTTGATGGCTGTTGCACAAAAGAAGCAATAACCGTTTCAAACCGTTTAATTATATCATTAACGTCTAACTTATATTGGTTAGCTGCAAACATTACGTTCAAAAGCTTTACAATCATTTCCTTATCGACTTTATCACTTGATGCAATAATATATTGAACATAATCGTTTAGCACGCTTATATCTCCAGATAAAAGCTTATATACGTACGTGTTACCTTCTGCCCAGTTTTGGAACAAACCTATCCAGTGTTGGGTGTACTCGTCCTTCTCCAAAACCCAATCTAAACTAGCGTAGGCGTATGTATACTGGAGAGCTTGGTGGTAATCGCCTTTAGCTTCGCAAGAACCTGAACACAACAAATCAGCATAAGCAATGTACACAAACAGTGGACGACTTAGTTTCTTGGAAGACTCATCACACATTCGACTCTGGTGTTGATGTTTCATCGAATATTGGATTTCCGCCTTAGCTCTCATTTTTCGAGCTACTTCCTCAACCTTGTCCCATTTACGCAATGACCTGTACACGTTAGCTAAATCCTTCAGCGCGTCAAGCTGTTCCATTTCATCCAGACGTTCCACAAAGGGTTCAAGTAGCGTTGCTGCCTCGAGATTACGGCTTTGATCCTCTCCAACTTGAATTGTGAATATACGATATTGGCAGATTGCCAAACGTTCAGAATGTTGATATCTCTCTGTTTCAGCCACCCCCTCATAGAGCACCAATGCTGCCGCATTTTTTCCCTGCGCCAACAATCCTTCTGCAATTTCAAATAGCTTGGGTGAATACAGTAGATTGTCCATGATGGCTCCCACCACTCGACGGATTGCATCCAACCTGTCTAACTCCGCACAGCGAAACAAAAACGGCTCGATTCGCCTCATATTTGGAGGATGATCGATGATGTAGTTTTCTATAAACAGATCGTAAAACTCCCCTTCTGGTAAACCCATAGCCTCAGTGATTAAGTCAAGTTGGTTAACAGACATAGACTTATTCCCTGACACAATAGCACTTATTATTCCCCTATTCATGCCTGCAAGTTGTCCAAATTGCGCTAAGCTCAAACCCTTTTGTTCTAAATATCTGTCTAATTCTGCTCTAATCGTAGGTGTATGCTTCATATCATATCCACCTTCCACACAGAAATTCCAAAACTTTTTATTATTGCATTCTATTGTTGTCCATAATTTAACAGTTGTCAATAAGTTTTGAAATTTTTGTCATTCGATATTTGACTAAATTATATTTTTTGAATATTGTCGACTACTGTAAGACAAATAGTTCTATAGTGTCATTTTCCATTTAATTATTTAAAACACACAAATTATTCCTTATTTTGTGGTACACTGGATTGGTAGTTCAAAATAATACTATTTCGAGAGGACGGTTTTGGATGAAGTTAAAGAACACAGCAATCATTCTTTCAGGTGTATTGGCTCTTACAGCAGTTGCTCCAATTGCAGCATCTGCTGAATCATCCACAGAACAAATCACACAAAATTCAAGTTCAAGTGTAACTCAAAAGAGTGCAGTTGAGGCAGTAAAACCCTATGTACAAGTTAAGGATGGGGTATTATCCCTAAAAGACGTTCCTGAAAGTATTTATAACCAGTATAATTTATCGGATTTGCAAAAGCATTTTGATGAATTAAATGAGTTATCAAAATCAGGTAAAATTACTGTTAATAGCGATTTAAGCATAAAGGACAATACCATCTCGCTTAATGCAGAATACGGATCCTGGACCTACCATTGGTGGGGATATGATCGGAAATTCACTGACTCTCAAACTAAACAAGCGATAGATTACTATAATAGTGTGGCAGGTGGCGGCGCACTCGTTTCAGGGGCAACTGCTTGGTATCCTCCTGTTTCAGGTATTTCAGGATCAGTCGCAGGATACTTTGCATTGTTTGCAGCACGTATGAGCGCTAATAACAATGGTAACGGAGTTTATGTTTCTGTTTCATGGGCGGCAGTGTTTGATGTTGAACCTTTGTAATACGACACAGTAAGGAGACTCTATGACCAGTATTTTAGCTGTTTTAGTGATTATTTGGGGAATAAGTTATATGGCTGTCTACTACATTAAGAAGAAAAAAAATACACACGGACAACCTGGTTATAAAATATTCTTTATGGTTATTCTTGTTATTTTAGCAATCGCTTTGGTTAGTTCATATTTATAATCAAACAATTTTATGATTTTTATAGCCTTCCTTTAATGGAGGGCTTTTATATTACATACCAAATCTTTTGGTGTAAATCCCATATTAGTAATGACAAAAAGACTCCCCGCCGACCGATTAAGGTTAGCGGAGAGTTTCTATTTCACGATAAATTCAACTTTTGTCCCATCTGCGTAGTCATCCAGCTTGTGACCTACCCACGATCCAGCTCCACGATTATCCTTTGGACTTATGTACTTAATGTCTGCACCGTCTCCACCTTCGGAGCACATCGCCATAGGCCACTCGTCACGGTCTTTGCCTTTTTTAGTGGGTACACCTTTCAGAGATAGTTCACGGTTATGGTCTGCCCCTTCACGGTCAATGGTGCATACTGATGACTTTCCGGCTGCAATGGCCTCCTTGATGTGTTGTGCTGTTTCGGTGTAACGGTCTGACGGGAATTCCAGCTTGACCGTATCGGCAGATACCTGTGTTACAGCTACGGGTACCGATTCGTGTTTTGTTGTCTTCGTCTTAGCTGTCTCTTGTACACTGCATCCAGCTAATAGGATTGTTATTAACACGGTAAAAATCCATTTAAACATATGTATTCCCCCCCTATAAAACAGAAAAACACCCCACCGGCTTGAGCCAGCGGAGTGCTACCGATGCTTTCGGATTTATATAGAAAGTATATACCGCTTGGTTGATTCTGTAAATATCCTGATGACCTTACGCTACTACGCGTTCTACCCAGTCCCAAGTACCTTGGCTTGTTACTTTGATTTTATCCCCTACGACAAAAAGGCCGTATTTATCGTCCCTAACTATAATTTCTTTGCGCTCATTATTTTCGAACTCGCAGGTTATATAGAATGTTTTTGAAGACGATCCTTCGGTCCAATTAACTCGTTTATCAACCACTTCACCTATCCGTTCTATTTTCGGTTGTTTACGATTTTTTCTGGCTGTAATATCTGCACCTATGACCACTGAAAGAATAAGTCCCACTACCAAAGCTGAAAGAATCCAAAAGACCATCTATAATCCTCCTAAATATTCATTCGTTGGTAATTATGATATCGGCTTTTCAACTGTTTATTTTGATAGCCAATGAAAATCAATAAAAAAATACCCCACCAGCTATGCCAGCAGGGTATCACCGATGCTTTCGGATTGCACAACGGTGCTTCCGTATGTGTTGTTAACAGTATTGACAAAATTATTCAAACACTACATTGCTTTAATACATCATCACTAATTAAGCAGTGTTCTAAACATTTTTTTTCTAGTTCTTCTAAATCACTATCCCAGATTCCCTTATAGATCATATGTTTCTTGATATCGTAGTAATTTTCATCACTAAACAGGGCATAAGAGCATGTAGCACTATACTCTGATTCTGATTGGCAAGAATTTAATAGGTTATGCACCTTACATATCAATTCATTCTGATCTTCAATTGCCTGAGTTCCATTTGTCTTCTCAATCCATTTCACCAGTATATCCAAGGTTTCGGACACTTGATTACCTATTTTGAATCTAGGCAACATAAGACGTTCAGAATCATTTAACTGTAAAATCCGAACAGTTCTCTTTCCAATTTCGTCCTTGCTAAAAAAACGATAATTTTTGATAAATAAGTGCTGGCTTGGTTCATCGATTGTAGGATTTATGATTGGTTCGTGTTTCGTATCGTGATCTCTCTTTAAACCGTTACATCGTTTACATATTGGTAGAAGATTGAGCCAATCTACAACTTCATATGGGTATAAGGACTTGGGATGAAAATGTTCTACCTCAATATATTTACTTTCTTCGCCCAGTTTGCATTCACAAAAAATACACTTATCATGGCTCATTGCTAATAATGCTTTTTTAATATAATCTTGATTCCAAACATTTCTTTTAGTTTTCAAATATTCTTCGGTTAGTTCTTTTACTTTTTCATTAGTCATTTGATGTGGAGGAAAAGTTCTTGTAATTTTTATCATAATTCACCCTAAGGAACCCAATTGGAGTTCATATACCTTCCTCATTGGACTTCGTGGATGTAGCATTTTATTTAAAACATCGAATAACTCCCTTGCTTGTTCAATATCTTCATTATCTAGAGCATGTTCAAATTTATTTTTAATTTCCAAATATTTATTTGACCTTGTTTCCTTCAAACCCATAACATCTTCCAATATTTCTTCGACTGTCCAGCCTTTAAATCCATACTCAGATTTAAATAGATCCAGTTTAAATACCTCACCTTCTTCATCAATGCCAAGAGCAATAAGTTCTTCAGTATTTGCCTCCTGAATCATATGTGGACTATGAGTAGTAATAATAATTTGTGCATTTGTGAACGTATTTCTAAGTGCATCAACAAATGGTCCTTGCCAGTAAGGATGCAAATGGGCATCTGCTTCATCGATTAGAATGATACCATCGAAATCCGAAACTCTAACTTTGGGCGTCATATTGAATTCGATTTCTTTAATTAGACCCAATAAAATAAATAAGGTTGACTTAAAGCCAGAGGATAAATATTCAAAATAAACTTTACCTCTCGGTGTGTTTACTATGGTGTCTAGTGTTGAATGATCTATATGAGAGTATGTAACATTTTGATCAAGTAATGAAAAACATTTCTTAGCAGAAGATAAGTTAAATAATTCCGCTTCAGAAAGATGTCCTTGTGGCTCGAACAAAATTCTGTTACTTAACCAAGTCTTTATCGTCTCTCCCCGCATCCCATTTATGAAATTACGTTGGTAAATTCTTGAATCTCTTTCCTCATCTGAACGTATTCCATCCACTTTTTGATATTCGAGTTGTCTTTGGTCTTTTATATAGATCACTTTCAAAGCCTCTTCAAAAATTAAACTATAGACTATTTGCGACTCATTAGGCATAAATGACTCAGTATTGAAAACATTTTCTTCCCCATCAATTTTCACTTTCCATACACCTTTATCAACCCTAGAATTACGTTTCAATTTTCCAGAATTCCCAAAACTAAATGCATGGACAATACATTCCAAAATAGTACTCTTTCCTACCCCATTCATTCCACAAATAATATTTAATCTATCATTAAAAGAGACATCAAGTTCTTTTATACCACCTATATTTTTAATAGATACTGAATCAACCTTCATAATAGTTCCTCCCTTGTTTAAAAGGATTATACCACAAAATCCCACTCTGCTATCCCAAAACATAAGTTTCAAGCAGTTCATTCTTAGACATAATCTTACAGCGATTTATCCATCCTTCATCAGTATCTTTTTCCATTGGACCAATAAGTATTGTATCTCCGTTTGAACTAACTGCATACAAAATTTTTCTCTTTCCAGTTCTTTTATGCACCACAATGACATTTGGAACTGAGTAGGATACAATTAATTTTTCTAATTCATTCAAATTCATCGCCTCCATTAATAAAGTGTATTTTTTGGAGCATAAAAAATGACAAGCCCAAATACGAGTGGACTTGCCATTCTATAATTATAATTGGGATAAGCATATTTATTGTGGGTTTTCGGGATGATTTTAGAACGGACTCGGGATAGTTTAAGAAATCCCCTAACAATTCTAGTACCATTTAAACTTTAATCCCTTGGCCTATACCTAGCTTCAAAAACAGCATGCGTACCTTGCTAACAGCGCGGGCAGCCATCTATATCTCATATATAGCATCTCTATTAAGTGAGTACAGGCGTTTGAGCCACTATGTTTGGAACTTTTACTGGTTCAGTTGCCCCACTTGCCACGGTATCTCCTTCAGTAGCTTGAGAAAGAATAGCCGTAACTTGTGCAGCTAAAGAAGAGACAGCTTCCTTAGCTGCGGCCTGTGTCGCCTCTTCACTTGGCTGAGCTTCGGTAGTCAGCACTGTCTTTGTCTTAGCCTTATACTCCAGATATGCCTTCTCAATTGCAGACCTTAACTCTACTTGGGAAACTGTAATGCCCTGACTGGTAAGAGTAAGTGAAGCATACTGCAAAGCCTCCTGAAGCTTACGCTCTCCCCCTGCCTGCTTAAAAGCTGTCTGAGCAAAAGCAAATCCTTCCCCAGCGATCTTATGAATTACTTCCCTCTGTGCTGCCGTTGTACGCGCTTCTAGCCACACGTTAACTTTAGTCTTGAGTTTGTTCAGACCTCCTAAAACAAACGCTGTAAGCACACCCGCAGCGGCTGTGACAATGGTATTTACATAAGGCTGTACAGTTTCGATAATGGTTTGCATGATTATTTATCCCCTTTCGTTTTCAACGATGCGATTTTATTTTTTGAATCCCAGGACACTACAGCGCCGTATGCCTCCGCAACGGGTCTTAGCTGCACATATGCCACTCCTTCGACCAGTTGGATAAATTGCAGCTTGGCTCCATTTAAAAAAGCGACCTTGAGACTGGTGTCCCAATGACACGATAAGCCCAACACAGTAGCAAGCACACGCAGCGGAACATACGTCCTGCCACTAAAGAGCAACGTCTTCCCTACCTGTTTGCCATTTGCGATGAACGTACCGGACGTGACTGTCTCCGGCTGCTCAGGGCGCTTTGTGAAACGTTCACGCAGCTCGTCCGCCGTACCATCATACTCATTCATATCCACGTTCCCTTTTATCCCTGCTACCTTGCCGCTATCGCTATATTGCCAAATATCCCAACGTTTCCACGTCACTGTATCGCTTGGGACGCGAGTATCACTATACCGGGCTATCCATAGTGGGTAACCGCCCAATGAGGCGTTAAAATTAGCTGCGAATGCATTGCCTGTATAGATAATGGGCTTGCGTCCTGTAAGTCTCTCCAGCTCAAGCAGGAAGGCCAAAGCTACAGCACTAATAAGTGTTTTGGACAAGTTGCCGGGATTGTTTTCATAGTCCATCACCGGAGGAAGGTCCAACGCTTTAGCGCCTCCAACCTGGTCCAACACATCAGCAAAATGCTTTGCTTCTACTTTTGCTGCGTCAACGTTGGTTGCATCTAGGAAATGGTATGCTCCCAGCAATACACCTGCTTCCTTGGCCCTTTTGGCATTTGTAATGAATGTCGGATCAACATAACGTTGCCCCTGGCTGGCCTTGATGAAGGCAAATGAAACACCATCTGCCTTAACCGCCTTCCAATCAATCTTACCTTGATATCTGGATACGTCGATCCCTCTTGCATTACGGCTGTTTCGTCGTTGCATCTTCTTTCTCTCCTTCCTTACCACTCTTACTTTTCAAAACTTCTACGGCCTGTCGGATCACTGGCGGGATAGGTGCGCCGAGTCTGCCGCCATTCTCCAAAATGGACAAAAGCTCATTTGCCATATAAAAATAGGCGACCGCATCCCGGAATAGGTGCGAATCGCCTAAGACTCCATCAATTAGATGGGATACTGCTACCATCGTAAAAATAAATACCTTTCGAGCGATACCAATAAGACCGATCTTACTTTTTAAACCAGGTCCGGTACCCTTCTTACCTTCTGCGCCAGCCGCAAATAATCCGGTCACATAATCAATAACGACTAGAGCAAGTAACACCCCCAATACTCCCGACCACCCACCGTAAAAATACGTCACAGCGCTACTTCCTAAAGCAGTGCTGAACTTAAAAACCTCCCACTTATCCACCTTGCTTCCCCCGTCTCTTCGTTCAGGAAACTTTTCCTGAGCTATCATCGTCTGTTTTCTGTTCATTTTCTTCCTGGGCCTGCATCTCTGCTAATGCATTTCCTACTGCCATATCCAAACCTATAAGTATTTCTTTCCGTCGTGCTGGCTGTGAAGCAATTACAGCAGAAATGACCTCAGTCAAATCCTCAACAGGTCTGGTTAGATCCAGTTGTATATCCAATGTGGATTTTATCTTTGCCATGGGTTTTATCACCTCCCTCAGACACAAAAAAAGACACCTTTAGTTTGCAGATGCCTGTAATTGTTCCTTATTATAAATTCTCACAAGCCATTCACGGCCTAATTGAGTAAATCTACGGTGATAGATCACTTTTCCGTTATCAAGAACTTCTTGTTTGATTTCAACATATCCGCAATCCGCATATCGGCTATAAAGCAGCCAAGTGTCATTTTGTCTGAATTGAATCTTACGACTCCCTAAATCATTATTCAGAGCAATTGCCGACTTGAATCCAAGTTCCTTTGCAATCTCCGTAGCAGTATAGGTCTTGTTAACGTGCATCAGAATTGCATTTGTTCTTTCAGCCTCTACTCTGGCAGCGCGCTCCTCTTTGAGTTTAGTCAAGAGTTCAATTCCGAAGTCAGGATTGTTTAGTATTTTATCCATTACGTCATCCGTTGCATAAACACCATGTTTTTGGATCGAAGGAAGGATATCTTCATATAACCAATCTTGGAACGTCTCAGCCTTGGATTGACCAGATTGTCCAAGTACACGATTCAAAGCAAAACTTGTAATAAAAGCCTCTCCTGCATTATTCATTTTTCGGACATTCCGATTCAGAATGTCCGAATTCTTCACTCGATATATATGAGATTCTTTACAGAATTTCAATACATTATTAGTCGCTTTTTCTCCTCGGTACTCTAGGATTGTAGCAACGTCTTTTGCACTTATTAAAAAATCACCTTTGAATTCAATTCCTACATCCTCCCTTGTCAGTATTGTCACTTCATGCTGATTTTCAAAAACAGCTAAACCATTATTCATGCTTTATCACTCCTATAATTTATTTGAGACGCAAAATAAGCCCCTGAGTTATCAGAGGCTTTCATACTTATATCTTAAATTGGTTCTGCTGCTATAACGCTGCGGATTTTAGAAGGAATTATTGATCGGTAAATATAAAGTTGTAGACAGACAATGCGATTAGTTAATGGGCAGGATAGTTGAGTAATGAGTTAGTTAAATGATTTGAGTATACGAATGGTACAACTGTAAATGTGACCTTACTTTGGTAACCAACATTAAAAGGCTCTTGAAAGCCTTTTAATGTACAAAGGATTTTATTCTTTTCATAATATTATCACCATTAGTAGTAAACAAAATGTAAGTTTGAGAACTGGTTTTTATAACAACACGATCGGTGGTTCCGTAAGGAGTGCCTATTCTTATGGCGTTTCTTACCTCTCCCCCGTAAGTATTATCATTAGAAACGTCTTTAATATCAGATAGCGGAATTACCGTTTTAGATAACTGCCAAGTTATTACTAATTTTTCTTCTATTTCTTTTACATCAATTCCTAACATCGTTCAACCTCCCGATTTGAGATGATGTGCAAGTATGATTATATAATATATGGTTAATCCGTACAATATTACAAGTTAGTATTTACAGAACTAACGGGACACGATTATTAAATATCACACTCGTTGAGCAGGCACATAAGTCTGCTCTTTGAGGTAGTAGACGCTAATTTGATTATTTTTAAAATTGAGTTGTTTATCATTTTAAAGCATTATAAGATGATTTCAGACATCGATGTACTTTAAAAAGAAAGAGAAGAGAATATGAAGGCTGAAATTGAAAAAATACCGTCTTGTAAAATTTCATACATGAGACAGATTGGTCCTTATGGAATTGCCAATTCACAACTAATGGAGAAATTTAAATATTGGGTTAAATCGAATAATTTATTTAATAATACATCTATTATCCTTGGTATTGCCCAAGATAATCCTGCATTTGTGAAGCCGGAAAATTGTCGCTACGATGCATGTTTGGTTCTTCCTGATGGTTACTGTGTTAATACTGATGAAGTAAACTTGAGCAACATTAGTGGAGGAAGATACGCTGTTTTTAAAATAAATCATACAGCAGAAGCTATTCAGAAGGCTTGGACTGAAATATTCCTGGAGTTGGAAAATCAAAGGTTTAGCTTAGATGAAACCCGACCTATCTTGGAACGATATACAGTTGAACTTATTAATAATCATTATTGCGAAATTTGCGTTCCGATTTAATAAACGTATTAAGGCATAGGAGTGTTTCTATTATTAAAGGCAGTCTAATATCATTCTCTTATATAAGAGTAAAAGCCCTCTGTTTAAGAGGGCTTTTGTGTATACAGTATATAATTTGTTTGTTGCAGGATAACTACGGATATAATTTAAGGGAAGCTATAGCTTTATTTATTTCTTCTAGTTCAGTCTTATATTTAGCTATAGCGCTCTCAGTACTGTCTAATTCCTTCTTTGTTTTAGCCACATTCGATTCTCTAATGGCTAATGTTGAAGAACTTACTGATGTTTTCGACAATTTATCAGCAATCTCTAGTTCATGATTTAGTTTATCTTTACTGCTTTCAGATTCTGAAATGTATTTTTCTAAATCAGATTTCCTTTGTTCCAATTTCACTTTGCTCCAACCCGCATACTGTTCTTCTTTTTTTATCAACCCATCAGTTTCTGACAAGGAAGTTGCTTTTGTATCAGCAGAAGAATCTGTACTTATTTGAATTGTTTTTCCGTCCAATTTTAGATTCGCCCCTAATGAGTCGGTTACAGCTCGTAAAGGTACATGTGCTTTTCCGTCTACCACAATGGCACTTTCGGAAAGAGAATTTCCATTTACCTTGACTGAATATTCCCCCGCTACCTTTTCACCGACTAAAGATTTGATTTGATCTGCAAATGCACTACCAGCCGTAGCAACAACTGCTCCGATCAACACACCACTAAGTAAATAAGACCATTTTTTCATTATCCGTGCCTCCTACATAGTATATATGTCCTAATATTACCATCGGTAGGAGGTGCAGTAAACATTATGTTGTCGAACTAGTACCAGCAGGAATTTTAACAGTCGCAACTGTCCTTGTTCGACTAAACAGCTTCAAATTTCTTGATGATGGATCAAATGTAGCGTTCACGATCACATCATCGTACATATCACCTCTCAATGAAGCAGTATCGTTCCTCAATTCTCTAATTGTATCCCCAAGATTTTCAATATTTTCAACTCCAAGCTTAAGCCCGCTAACAGTAGCGTCAGTAAAATTAATCTCATTCTGAAAATAAACCATATCATCAGTAGACTTAATATATACCCCACCCATATTGCCTACATGAAATCCGTTCGAGTCTCCAAAAATACTTCCTCTTGGACTTCCATTATCCATAAACAGCAGCCCGCCACCATCATTATACTGTCCCAAAGAAATAGACTCCCCACCCCTTGAGTTATAAGCAGTCAAGCCATTGGAGTTTATCTCTATTCGTCTGCCTTCCTTGGCTGTACGAAACAAAGCCCCTGTAATAATACCGCCTTCTATTTCATTGCCGATCAGTTTACTACCACGTATTGTACTTGCATTAACTGTACTTGCCCTAATATCTGAAGCATTCATTTCTGAGTTATCAATTTGGCCCGTAAGCTTGATTGACCTGGCAACAACATTCCCCTGCATGTCTACCCGGAATGGCGCAATGGTATAGTCGTCATTCCCTGCACTAATTCCGTCGGTATTGATTTTAGTTACGTTATTGCCACTACCAATAACCAAGGATACAAAGTTTCCGAGCTGCCCGACAATCTGTTCAGCAACAACGCCACGTGCTGTAATTGCTGTTCTTGCTGTTTTACCTCCGTCCGTTGTTAAAACAACCCCGTTTGAAGTCATAATAACTTGGTTCTGAGCATTGGCCTTGTCCTGTAGGATTATGCCACGTTGATCGTACTTGATTTCCGTTTTGGAATTATCAATGTCGATCACGGCTTGCTTGGCAAAAGACTCAAATACTTCCGTTCGGATCTTCCCGTTACTGAACAGATTATTGATAATATTCTTGTTCCGCTCCAGGTCAGAAATGATATCTGCATAGTCCCGTAAATTGACATTTGATATGGTAGGCTCACTGTGTTTGTCACGGCTATATGGATACTCTGTAAGCTCTGTTATTCGGGCTTTGAGTTGGTTCATATCCATAGCCGGATCAATACACATTACCGTGTCACCTAAATGCGGTTCTGGTTCTGTATTGTCAATTTTAAATAGGTCAGCCGTTGATACGGTAACTTCTATTGTTACGTTCTCTTGCTCCCTGAGAGCCTTTCGAGTAGCCTTAAGCAAATCTTCAGGTTCTTCAATATCCTGCTCTATGATTTCACCATCATAAAATGGTACAGAAGCACTGGACCAATATTGAGCATAAGGAGAAATTAAGTAGTTAACTGCCAGCTTCCCGTTTACGATCGTTCCCGGCACACCGGAAAGTAAACTCTGCTCCTCGTCCGTCAGTTTAGATGCATCCATTCCAATAAAGGTTCGTCCATCCTTCATTTGCGAAAACATGCGGGTTACAAGGGATTCCCCTTTATCTTTGAAGGAGCTAGAAACGATATTCTTTTTGAGTCTGTATTGTAGCCCATTATCAGCCCCGATCTTTTTTCTCAAATTGATCACAAAATTATCTGGCTCCACTTCACATTCATACATTTGAACGATCTTGTTGAGAGCTTCCAAGCAGGTCCCACGCCCGAAGTCTTTGACATCATGCAAATCAAATGTGTCGTGAATAACGAACTTAAATCGCCCGCCTGTAGCAACTGTAATCAGGTCTGTGAGTTGATTGATATGAATACCGTAGGCTTCTGCAATGTATGAAGCATATGGAAACTTGTAATCATTAAGTTTGAACATGATGTGATTACAGTAGATATTTGCAGTCAGCTTTTTTCCCTCTCGTGATCGGCTACGAGACTGAATAACATAAAATTGGCCACGCTCATCCAGAACGTGGCCCTTGATTGCTATCTTCTCCCTATAGTCTTCGCTGGTCATTGGGACCATAAAGGTTAATTCGTAGTCACTGTTAATCCTGCGCCGCCGTTGAATGTCATAAGAGTCCACCAGCGTCCCAACGCGCCTCATGTTTTTATCAAACACTTGCATAGTTGGAGTAGGCATAGTCCACCTCTCTTAATATAAGAATTTATCTCGGTGTGTAATACGGAACAAAACTGTCCGGCCTGTCTCTGGATCTGTCCAGGTAAGATTGTTATTGCCGAGATTTAAGTCAAAGAAATCACCATTATACAAGTGAGAAACGTTCTGCCCATTGCGAGTGATCTTGAACTTACCTGAGTCAATCACAATAACTTCTCCCGGCCTGAACACATCTGTAAACTCAATGTAGTCGGTATGGAATTTTGACAGCTCCGCTGATATCCTTCCTTCCCCAGACATGGGTACTGCTTGCATCAGAATTTCTCGAACGTATTCTGCGTTAGTTATGCGTCCCTCGCCAGACATAGGAACGGCTTCCAAGGCATACTCACGGACAAAATCAGCCTGCGCCTGACCTTCACCGGACAACTCCGCAGCGGCAGTCATATCCAAAACAAATTCCAAAATGTATTCCGTTACGGTACCAGGTTCGTCCACATTAAAAGCCATAAGATTGAACGCATTATCGCTTTCGGTTCCAGCTGTCTCCACCTTCCGTGAGTACATTTGCCCGGAACCAGAAAGAGATGCAGAAAGGTCAATAATATTCCCTTCTACATCTCCTGTATTAAAACCAAGGCTATTAAATCCACCATTAAACATAGCTTCCTCCTATCAGGCAAGGAAAATTTTCCTTACTGGAAGTCCACGCCTGTAATGGTCTTGTATTCTTCCGGTGTGATTTCTCCGAAACGGTTTGTCTCCGTGATTACTGCGCCCTTCAATTGCTCTGCCGTTACCCAGTTCCACTTAAAAGCAAGAGTCCAAAATGTCATGATTGATTAGCCCCTTTCAGATTGATTAGTTCCAATTTTGTAGTTGCTAGTTCAGCGCCCATGCTGGCTAACAGTTGAGTTTGCTGCATGGTTTGAATCTTCATTTCTGCGAGTTGCTGTCCAAGAAGTTCATGTCTGGTCGGCTGTGCAGAACCCTTTACAACCAGACCGCCATCCGGTGCAACTTCAATTTCCTGTTCTTCGATAGTTGCCCCTTCAGGTAAAGGATTCATGGTCTGTTCTTCGTACACGGCTTCCTTCGTGATCATTCCCTCGTCGTTATACTCTGCTGGTGACTTCAGGACTTGCTGGCGCTTATAATCCCACGGTCCGATGTTTATTACCTCGTCATTTAACACTACACATTCTTTTATCATTTAACAGCCCTCCATCCCGTGTTTCCTGTTCCAGATTCTTTGATATACAGAGTCTCCCCTGCATATCCATCCAGCCTTCGATATAGCGATCCTACTGGAGCAGACACGGCTCCTTCAGGACTTCCGTTCCCACTGAAAAGATTTGCAGAGGAAGCTTTTAGACTGTTCAGGTCCCCGCCTTGCCAGCCTATATTACCCTCTTCTATCCATAACCCATTACCAAAATTCCAGTCAGTACCATCTATCGTGTTAGATGGAGATATATATACTCGGCCATTATCCGATTTGTGTAATGCCCATGATTTATACCCTGGACGATAGATAGCTAACGGAATGGCGTTCTTGCTATCTATCGTTCCCCACACAGAACCGCCGCGAGTCATGAAAATTTCCGTCCACTCTCTCCAGTCAGCACCAGCAAAAGCAATTCGTGTATAGACACGGCCTGGATTATCATGTGAAAAGTACATTTGAACAATAGCACCGCTGTCGTAATTCACCACAAGTTTGCCATAGGTATAGGCTCCAGGTGGATAGTTCGAAAAACCTGTCCATGCAGAAAGAGCCACATTGTAGTTACCTGATAAGGTTGCATCATTCCAGTTTGTTGGTACATTACCTCGATAGCGATATGCGCTATTTGCCAAGTCATACGCAGCCTTTACAGCAGACGCTGCAGCAACTTGGGTTGAGCTTGTGTTGTTTGTGGCTGTGCTGATAGGTAGTTGAGCGGCAGGCACCTTTGAATCCTTGTCCAGCGTAGCCACCCCGCTGGCCGCCCCTTTTTGTACTGCGGGGATGGCCGCAGCAGCCACAGCAGCAGCATCTGCAACTCCCTCGCCTAGCTCCTCAATGTTTCCTTTAAAAGCAACATGATCATAGGCTGTAAAGTTCCGGGCAACCCGTGTACCAACAGGCCAAGCACGTGCCACTCCTTCAAAACCGCGTATGCAGCCTTTAAGTACGTTTTCCTCCACAGATGTATATGTGATCGTTTCTGCAACATCTCCATTACCCAAAACGGCAATTCCTTCGCCTTGTAGTAGCACGGACGCATTAGCAACCGTAATTTCTGTTTGCGTGTCCGTGATCAGTTCCGCAAGCTCGGTTTTAGGACTGTTTACAACTGGTGGATACATTTTTTCCACACTTCACACCTACCCTTCGTCTACTTTTATTTGCCCGGCAAGAAACCGAAGTGTGTCATTCGTCTGGACCGTGCGCGGTGTTTTGACTGCACCGTGATAGACAAGATTGCCCCCGGTTGCTGCTGTCCGAATGCCTATGTGTGTTATCAATCCCCAATCTGCTCCAGCGATAGGAAAAGAGACATCCCCCACGCTGGACGTAACAGCTCTACGATCCGCTATAACTGGTTCTGAGAACGCCACAGCACGGCGCGTATAGCCTCCACCGCTTACTTCCTGCCCTGTATCCGCATCTGTAGGGCTGCTGGTGTATAGGGCAATGTAAAGCGCTTGAGGAGAAGCAAAGTTAATCCCCCGCAAGGCCGCATTAATACAGGCTGTTTTCCACCAGTTCGATTTACTAAGCAATATATCTGCCAATATAAAGACCTCCTATTCTACTTGATACTCATTTGCGATACGGAAATTCCGTATGTCGTTATTACCGATGTTAGTCAAGACGATAATAGGACTGGCTCTTTCATCTCCTGTAGAAATGACCGACACTGTTTGTGGCGATTGAGTAATGATAACTTCTTTGATATTCTCATCGCTTTCCGGGAACGGATGCTCCCCCATTTTGATTGGTATGGTAAGCTCCCCATCCCAAAGTATCTTTTCAATATCCAAAGTTCCTGCGTACCGTCCTATATACCTTCTTCCCGGCAAATCAGAAAATGTAAATACGATATCCCCTTTCTTGGCATTAAAAAGAGCCGCCACTTGGGCGACTCTCCTATGGTAATCAAGGGTTGTATCATCAGCCATTAGGACGCATTCGAGATTGATTGTTCGCGCTCCATAGGTGCTGCCAAAATCCAGTTCTCCATCCCTCTCAGCTATCTCAAGGCTGTGGTCTTTTGTCGGCGGTAACACAGGTATGTTGTGCTTTTTAAGCCCTAATCCAATGGATTTAAAAGACTTTCCATCTGCCGTTGCGTCGATCATTAAGACTTACCTCCCCTCGCTTGCAACCTCCGCACTAGGTTATCTCGTTCGCTCCAGAAAACCTTTGCTGCGGATTCATCTTCAATATAAGTATCGCCTGATTTTATTACGAACTGGTTGCTGATTTGCTGCGGATTTGAACCGCCCGAAGCCATTGGCATAGAGAAGTCTGGCATGGAGAAATTAAGTTTCGGCATCTTAAAATTGATAATTTTCCACAAGTTACTCTGTTGTTGACCATTCAAATACATTTCCCCTTCTCGGGCAATGACGGGTACCTCTGCTCCCTTCTGGCCTTGAACTATCCCACCAGAATGGAATTTTTGAAGTTTCCCTGTATCCTTCTTAATGCCATACTTATTCCGCAGAGCAGCATTTTCCTCGTGCAGTTTAGCCTTCTCGGCAGCGCCTGCTGAATACCATTTGTCAATATTAGAATTGTATCTCGCCAAATCGCTGTCCTTTTCTGATATTGAGGAACCTGTATCAAAGGATGCAGACAATGAGGTAGCATTGATTTCAGCCATTTTCATTTGATAGTCTAAGATGAATTGATCCAACTGACGCAAGATTTCTGCGTTTTTCTCAGATTCCTTTGAAATCTGAGTATTTTTCAAATCTTCAGCTTTAGATTCAACTCCGTCTGAGTACTCATCATATTTCTCGGCTAGCTGATCATAATGCTGTTTGGCAGCTTCAATCTGGTCATTGTAGTCCTTTTCCCGTTCAGTCTTCTCGTCTTGGAGTTTCTTCTTCTGATCCTCCAATCCACGCTTAGCAAGCGTCCGGTTATGTTCACGTTGCATATCTTCAATATCTTTTTCTGTCTGTTTCCGTTCGGCAATACCTTCGGGACCGACAGCAGATTGTAGTAGAGCAAGGCGCGCTTGTTTCTCCGCCATTGCACGTTCATAATCCTCGTCTTCGTTAGCTGTCTGCATTTTGGCAAGCAAGTCGTCTATGGCCTTAATTTTAGAGTCCTGAGCCTCGATAAAAGCATCCCGTTCCGCCTCAATCCGCTTTACTTCCTCATCCCGAGTCTTTTCAAGTGCTTCCTTTTCCTTCTTGGCAGCTTCGGTAGCAGCCTTCTTCTGATCCTCCAAAAGTTGCTTCTTCAAATCATGGACCTGTACATCAATTTCCATCCGTTGTTCTGATCCTTCTTTATAAAGAGCCTGCATTTTTGTCCATAAATTGAGCTGATCGGAAACAGATACGGCTTCCATACTCTTTTGGTAATTGATTCGTTTTTGGAAATCGGACAGGAACTCATCTTCCAGCGCTTTACGTTTCTCATAAATCTTCTGTTGCAACTCAAAACTTTGTTCGGCAGTACGATCCTTTGCCTTACTCATACGCATATAAGCGTCATATTCCATTTTGAGGATAGCAATTTGGGTTTGCCCTGCCATCTCCATTTTGGAAGTCTCTTTATCAATCCACTTCTCACTGTTTTGATAGCGAAGCTCATTGTATTTGACGGTTAAATCATAGATTTGTTTGGCAATCTCTCTACGGTTAGCAGGAAGCAGATAATTTTTACTTTGCTCCTTCTTATAGAAATCCAGACTGGTTTTTACCATCTCAATTTCTTGTTTGTTGGCCTGCCGCATACGCTCGGTTCTTCGCTCAAGATTCAACACGTCTTCCTGAAATCTTGAATCATTCAGTTTCTGAACATCGCGGCTCCATTGCTTCATTGCATCCTTATCTTCCGATAGGTACTGCTTATGTCGTTGAGCCAGTCGTTTGTATCCTGCAATCTGCTGGTTTATAGACCATTCATTTCGTTCAGCGATATACTTAAAGTTATCAAGATCGTCATCATAACTATCTTTTCGTGCCGCAGATGCGTCCTTGACTGCTTTTTCAGCTGCACGTTCCGCATCGCTCTTGCCTTTTTTGCCCCCGCTTCCCTTCGATTTTTTCGAACCAGAAGAACTCACACCAAATTTAGGATCGTTATATAGCTTGGTTAAAGCATTAATCTGAGTGTCATACTGCTTCATATCTTTCTCGTATCCGCTATATATTTCGCCTATATCTTTTTTGCTTTGCTCCATGTTTTTCTTGTCTTGGTTTAACTGGTTCTGAAAAGGAGCATTTAGGAAAGATTTCACTCCGGTCATGTTGTTTAGTTCTTTTTGTTTATTAAAAACTTCTAATGAACTTTGAGCCATAACTCCATTCAATCTAGCTTTTAACTCAGCAAGACTCTTAATCGCTCCAGCCTCTTTAATGTAGACTGCGATACGATCATCAGACTCAAGTTTTGTACTTAAACTGGACGCTTTTTCTGACTTTAGATCATCTATAGCCTTTTGTATTTTAGCTTTACGAACAACTTCGAGAGCATTCTTTTCGAAAGCCCATCCCTCAGATGTTTTGTAAATCTCCGAAGCTAATTGAGGGTATTTGAGAATTAATTCTGCCGCAGCTTCTGCGTTCATGGACTGTTTATTGGCAAGATCATTTAAAACAGTATTCATCTCAGAAATAGCCTTGCCGTTACCCTGAATCTGCTCTCTTAAATCGGCAAGAGCTTCCTCCTGTGATTTAACACTTTCGGTTGCTGTTCCAGCCGTCCCAGAAAATTGGTCAGCTTCTACAGTTGCTTGACCTAAAGCTACTCCTACTTCTGTTACAGATAAAGTGAGCTTGTTATTTTCTTGTTCTAACGTTTTGATTTTTTCTTCTAACTTCGCAGCATCTTCCTTAAATTCGCCTGTTCCTAAAAAATTTCCAATTGGATTAGCAATGATCTTTTTTACTCGTTCCAGTTCTTTTGTAGCTTCTGTGATTTCATTTATTTTTTGTTTTTGTTGTTCGATTAATTGCGCTTGCTGATCTTTCAATACATTTTTCCGGGCTTCATTCTGCTTCTCGATGAGTTTGTTCAACGCAGCAACTTGCACCTGCACAGCTTCATCGGTATAACCAGCAGCTTCAAGTTGCTTGGCCCCTTCTTTTCCAAGAGTGATGACCAGCGCTTTAGAAACCTCTTCGAGTTGTTTTTTTACTTTTGTTTCCTTTTCTACTGAACCACTGCTTTGTTTTAATGACTGTTCAAGAGAACGATGTGCATTAACCAATTTTGGCAACAATTCTATCTGTCGTTGGTACTGACTAACCATTTGTTGTGATGCTGAGTCTTGATCCTTTAAGTTTTGAATCCGATCCCTCGCAGCTTTTTCTTCCTTACCACTATTCATCGCTACAAGTGCTATTGCGCCAACAAGTAAGCTCAATCCTGCTGTAGCGGCTGCTGTTGTGACGGTTGCCGTTGCTTGGGCAACAGACAATGATTTCGTAGCAACTGTAGCCCCCTCGGTTGCTACGGTTAAAGCTCCTTGTGCTACTGTAGCTCCTTCGGTAGCGGCAACTCTCTGAACTGTTGAAAGAGTTGCCCCTTGTGAAGAAACGATATTAACATTATTAGCTACCGTATTAGCGCCAATAGCGGCAGTTTCCGCAGCCTTTGCAGTCGTCAATACTTTTACAGCAGCAATTACATTCATGATTGGACCGCTTAGAGCTTTATAGGCAAAAAGTAGCCCGCCGATAGCCGCCGTTCCTTCAAACACACCAGGAGGTACTTTTGTAAGCCCAATTAGCAATTGGTCAATAGCGTCCAGAACATCCTTGATCGTACGCCGCAGCCCATCATCTCCAGCATTATTGAATATTTCCAATAACGAAGCCTTCGTTTGAGCTGCCTTACGCTGAATCGTATCCATCTGGACTTTAAGATACTCCATTGTCGATCCGGTTGAACCGATAGAGGCCGCAGTACCCAACAAAATGCCCCCAGCATTCAGTGAAGCAGCTAATTTTGCGTATTGATATACGCCACGCGATATATCAGCGTAGGATTTCGTAAGGTCATAGTTTTTGTCGATTACTTTGGTCGATAATTCTAACAGGATGTCTTCTGCCTTTTTCCACTGCTCTGTACCATTTACAACTTCTTTTGTATGAACTCCTAATCTCTCAATCTCTGCAACAGCTTTATCTGTACGGATCGTACCCAAGACTGTTTTCCACATGTTACCCAGGTTTTCCCCACTCAGCGCCGTGTTACGTATACCGGCTGAAATCAAGCCATTCATAAAGTCAAATGAAACACCAGTTTCCGCCGCTATCTTACCTGTCCGTTCAAAGGCAGCTCCCAAGTCTCTAGCCGGGGCCATCGTATCATGGGCAACCTTGGACCAAGAATCCAGAACGCGTCCACCAAGCACCATAGCGTCATTACTGTCCTTGATTTGTACACCGTATTGAGCAAAGGTAGACTCCATAGACTTGGTCGCATCTTCCAAGGATACAAGGTCAACGGTACTGAGCATTGTTGACTTGCGTACCATCTCCTGAACAACGCCTGCATCCTTATACATCCGGCCCCATAAACGTGCTGATTCGGTAACGTCCATGATTTCAGAACCAAGATCATGAGCCGTCCTGATAAAATTGGTTGTCTCGTCGTGCAACTTCTCAGTGTTCATCACCATTTCCTTAGTACCCTCGTTGTACTCAAGGAAATAATGCTCATTCGTCTGGACATAGCCAGCCATATTAGATTCAATGCCGACTATGCCCTCTCTTAAGGCTTCCTGTACCTTGTGCATAGCGGCATATGCCGTGTGGAATACAGCGGCATGGGTAGCCATATCCCCAAGCTTGCCTATCCAACTTGGCGTAATGTTAAAGGTTTGCTTCATCTGCGTTTCGGTTTGACTTAATGAACGCCTGATTTTCTGTTCTTCCTGAAGGACCTTCTCTCGGACTTGTGCCTCCTTCTGCTCCCTGGTCCGTAAAGCATTAATCCAGAACTTCTCATAATCTTGAGCGTTTTTCCTTGCTTGCTGTGCTTCCTTATCAGCCATTTGCTGTAACTTCATACGGATAGCCTGTTCTTGCATGAGGACACGTTCTCGCGTCTTATCATCCGTTCCTGCCCCTGAAATTTTAGCAGCTCTCTGCCCGGTTGATGTCGCCTTATTTTGAAGGGCTTCCATCCGTTTTAGATGCTCTCGTTCCTGCTGTTCAATTGCATCCTCACGCTTTTTTACAATGGCCTGCTGTGCTTTTAGTTTCTCATCTGTAATTTTGTTAGCTTGGTCTAGTTGGTTCTTTCGTGCAGTATTTAATTCAGCCTGTGCAGTGCGTTGCTTAACAAGAGCTTCGGATTCAGCAAGGATCTTCTTTCTTCTATCCTCTGCTGAAAGAGCAAACTTGTCTGCACTGCTGGCAAGAGACTTGAAATTCTTCTCACTTAGCCCGAGTTCAGAATTTAGAACCTTAAAGGATTCAGCATTCGTCCTTGCTCCGTTGTCTATCAATTTGAAAGCGGGTAGTATCTTAGTTGTATCCAAGCTTATACGCGCACCTACTACATCTTTACTTAAATCCGCCACTTTGCTCACCTCTTCATAAGGTTCAGGAAACTTTTCCTGCCCTGAATACAGAAAAAGAGGCATCCTGCATGATTGCGGATGCCTCTTAATTTACTTGGCGAAGAAACCAAGATCAGATAGTGACTTGACCTTCTTCGGTTTTTTATTCTCTACATTGCCACCGTGAAGAATGATTTCAAATTCCCGGTTTCTGTTCTTGGCCTTCATGAGCGCTCTAATTTTTGGAATAGTCATATTAGGCCACTCCGAATCAGAAATACCATTGCTCACACATAAAGCCCAAAGTTCTAACCAGTCCGTTTCATGCTCATCCTCGACAGGGTTAGACTCCTCCTGTTCATCTTCCTCATCTGACTCTTCATCTGGAGGAAACGACTCAGAATAGAAATCGGTCTAACAAATCATCCAGTACTGCAATACCGTCCTGGTCAATCAGTTCGTACTCTTTTTCCGTTATTTCCTCAACCAGCACGAGATTAAACACCTTTTTGTACATTTCCTCCACTTTAGGCCAGTCAACTGCTTCCCGGTCTTCGGTAGCCTCCCATTTTTTCCGGCCTATCGAAAAGGAAAACTTGTGTACTACACCATCCATTTCTTCACGAACCTGACGGATCAATGCAATAGTCCCGATCTTCACATGCTTTTTGATGCCCTCTGCCAACCGAATTTCTGAACCTATATTAAGAGTTTTATCCAACTGTTTGTCTGTACTCATTAAATTTCCTCCTCAATGTATGTAACCCCCTATCGCTCAGGTAGGGGGTTGGGTTAGTAATTGATTAGATACCGAAAATGATTTCTACTGCATATCCATTAGGATTCTCTGGCGTGATATCCGGCTCCATAATCTCCAGCGCCAATGTATTGGTGGTTGGCTTTTTGCGCTCTTGGGACACGTCCAAAGTCCCGCCCCCGAGAGCCTTCCAAATAGTGAGCTGGCAAGGGACTTCTTTACCGTTCCGATCATCAGTTAATGAAAAGCGATGTACCAGTTTAAATGGCTTCGGACGGCGTTTACCACTTAAGCTACTTCTTGTAGCATTCTCTTTTGACCATTTGAACGTAACCGTGATTAATTTCCCTTCGTTTGCAACATCAGATGTGATTTTCCCATCAGCAGTAATTACGTACTGCTCTGCTGTTGGGGCAGATGCAACACGAGTCAACTCAGCTAGTTCACCTGTGTCAGTATCTTTTAAATAAACCCGGTCACTCTTATTTACAAAGGTTCCGTTATACTTCGTTGGAGCCTTTAACTTGTAGCCATCAGTTGCATTTAAAAACCCTTGTTCTACTTCATCGAATTGAACTGTTCCTTTTTCCGATTCAGCCCCTTGAGACAATTCGGCTAAAATATCAGAGTAGCGCGGAACCTCCATTGAAGCTTTATCCCCTAAGTCCTTAGCAGTGTAGTGGAATGCGTAGCCGCTATCGCCGCCCATTACTTTGTCCCAATCAAATTGCAATTGCAAAGTTACTTTAGTGATTTTATCATCAAGAAACTTGAGCCTTCCGCCTTCTTCATAGACTTGCGCTGACCCTACGCCATCAAATACTAAAGGTTGCATATAGTTTCATCCTCCTTATATGTGAACACAAAAAACTGGTCAGCTTATTTGACCAGTTCCCATAGACGCTTATCAATTTCTGCAATGCGACTGTAATCTTTTGTTAGCTTGTAACCCTGTTTTGGATTCCAGATCCCCATGATACCCAATCCTTTAGCAAGCGCGATTTTTTCAGCAATCAGCGTTTCCCACTCGGTAGGTTCTGGTTTAGGAGGATTAGGTTGAGTCCAATTCAATTCGGCTTCATAAGTTGTACCAGCAAGAGTAACAACATTAAATTTGTACTTCTTGGTTGCATTTGCTTCACTAAACCATAGAGTTTCCTGATCATCCGGTTCAATTTTAACCCCATCTTTTTCAATACTGGATACGTTGGTTTTAGCCAAAGAAACTCGCTTTTGTGCTGAATCCAGCAGCTCATATTCAACGTGGTTAACACCATTGTGATCACCGGATCTCCCGGTTGCTTTCCATACAGCTGCTTCTGCCATTCTGCTCACCTCAATTCATTCTCAAGTAATCAACATCGAAAATTGCTTTGTACCCCTTAACCCCTTGGATGCCAGTAGCAAAATCTGAGTCATAGGACAGCACACAAAGATAGGACATAAACCCCTGTGCAAACAACCTTTTTTCGTGCAAGGTTTTGAATGCTCTTTCAAATAGAAGCTTTGCTTCATATGCTGTCTTACCGTAAAAGTCGATACAGAACTTGCCTTCGAACACCAGTGGATTAGTGGCATATCGTCCCGGCATGACATATTGGCAGATATGTGGAACTGTATCCTTAGAAACCGTTATCTCAGGTTCCATACCTTTCGTAAATCGCTTTACCACATCAGCAGAGGATGATGAAGGAGTAAGCTTCAGCATGTTCATAAGTTCCGAATCTGCTTTTAAAACGCTCTGAACAGCATCAATAAGTTGTAGGCTCACTCCCGCACCTCCTTGAAGTATCTGTGATATGGAAACTCAGTTATTACACGGCTAATGCCATCCAGAATACGTTTCCGGTTAGACTGAATTGCAATACGCAAAAAGTAGGTTGGTGGTGTGGCCCTGAATGAAGGATCAATGTCACCGCGCTCCGCAAGCTCCTCCAAGTCCACCCCAGCATAGCCCCCACCTGATTCCTTCATGGTCCCGTCAATCGCCCGGTACTTTCCACGAGAACGACCTACAATAATACGATCACCTTTGGACCTCAGTCGGTTCCATGCTTCACTGTTCATATAAGTTATCAGTCCGGAGTTTTGGCTGCTGTCTGCCATCTTGGAGCCTTTACCGAATTGCTCAAGCCATGCTTGCCAGTAATCTGCTGTGATGTCGCCTGAAATCATCTGATTAGCAAGTACAAACATGTGCATTTCCAAGTGGTCCCGAACAGCCGGATAGTACCGTATTCCGCTTTTAGCTGTAAGCATAATCAGTTTTGTTAGTCCTGTAATTTCGACAGCCAATTTATTCTCCAGATCCTTTGCGGCCCGCGCTGCATCATAGCCAGTAATCATATCCGATCCTCAGAAATTTGAACATGCAGCAAATTAGGATACTTCACCCTATCAACTACATCTACCCGATATGTTTTTCCACTCATCACAATCCGGTCAGGAATAGCTGTATTCGTCTCCTCCGGCCGTTTAATATCAACATTAGTCTGTAACTGCAAAACAAAGACGGTACTTGGCAACAAGCCCGGCTCTTGCTGTCTCAATTGAGCGGTTACATACTGAGTGAAACAAACTACATCGACAGCTATTGGAACAAACTCAGGATCACCTATCGGGTTGTCGTTTGAGTCATAGGACTGCCGATAGCGCTGAACTTCAATTGAAGCATTGGTTTTAATCAGAGAGCAGTATTTGTCCTTTTCAGTTGTTGTACGTAGAGTCTGTACCAAGAACGATGATTCGTTCTGAACTATATCTCCTGGCTTTACAGGTGATTTCGAAGAAAACAAACCATTGTACATATATTCTTTGCCGATAATCGTTGTAGCTTTCGTTTCCCGAGACAGTATAACAACGTCTGGCTCACCGTTGACAGTACAAGGTGAGTGCCTATGAGCAAAGTCTTTAAACATCAGTAACGCCGCCTCTCTTTTGCACGGGTTGGCCCCGCTACACCGAACACCGGAACGGTTGTTTCTTGCTCCGCCGTCGATATCAAGTCAATGTACTGGTACGCCTCATCAACGAGCTGAACAGCGTATTTCTTCCAATCAACAACCTGATTTTCAAAGGAGAAGTCGAAGTCCTTTTTGGACTTCTTGATTCTTGCTGTCATGGACGGAGCTAGTATAGCAGCGACCATACAAACGGCTGCTGCATACACATAGGTCTGATCGTCACCAGTCAACACAGCATAATCAGGAACAGCCTTTACTATCCTTGATTCACCAATGGACAAAACAGAAAGAGCGTCTATGTCAGCATCGGATATTACATCCTCACCAACGCCTAGACGCCCTCTAATTTCCTCGTGATATGTTACTGTAGTAAGTATCTTATTAGTCGCCATCTGCTGCACTGATAGCCTGTTTCAATTCTTCAATACTCATTTTGGTGTATCCGGGTATTTTCAATTCCTTAGCTGAAGCTTTCAATTCTTTCAACTCACCATCGGACTGAAGAATATCAATTTGCTCAAGCAATTCTGTTTCTCGCGCTTTGGACTGTTCTAATTCGGCCTGAAGCTGCAACTCCCGTTCTGAAGGAGAACCATCCACAATTCCGTTACCATCCACAATCTCCGCAAGTAATTGTCCGGTTGCGGCATTACGAATTTCTTTCTTTGCGATATCTACAAGGCCATCTGGGGCATCTGTTACGATGTCCCCGGCATTGTATTGTCCAACAGCATCAACCAATACTTTTACAGTTGTCATAAATTCGGTCTCCTCCCTTACGCCACTGTTGCGAAGATATGCCAGTTAACGTATTTCAGACGCGGTAACACTGTTGCACCATTGATGGCTTGCCATTGATCGGGGTCTCCTTGGATCAACTTAGTCAGTGCAAACTTTCCTGTATGACCGGTGAAAATGTCTTCATAGTTATTCGGGCCGGTCACAAGATCCATAATTGAGCCTGTCATACCTTGGCCGATTATGATTACTGCATTATCTGGAATGAACGGATAGAATACGCCAGAGTCATCAATGTAACCACCATCGTAAACTTCATACTTAAGACCATTCAAATTTTGGCTGACAATTTCAGCAAGCGAACCGTCAGTGACAACATCTTTACCAAAAGTATACTTGATCAATTCACGGATTTTAGCATTCTGCTTCAAATAGATATCGACTTTCTTATTAACAATAATTTTAACAGGCCGAGCCCCACTTCCTCGGAATCGAAGTGACCAGCCATCCAAGTCAGCCAATGGATCTGCTGTTTCGGTATTACTCCACAATACGGATGCTGTTGGCTTGTTATTAGCTGGAACACCATAGTCAATCGTTCTGGCTGGTTTGGTGGATGTGGCTGGTACAATAAGTTTTCCTGTTAATGACTGCCATCTCATCCACTCAAACCGAGTTTCGAGGCGAAGGTTCAGACCAACCATTTTCTCAATCATGTATTCTTCGCCCCACTTTTGCTCAAGACTGTTGCCGGGCTTTCTCAAAGTAGCAATCTTTTCACGGTCGATAACAACCTTTTCTCTCCATTCTTGGTTCGTAAAGTTCATGTGTTTCACCACAGGTGGAGTATGAATAGGTGAAGGATCATTCAATCCTGTAGGTGGCGTCATACCCGTGTCGTCATAGGTGATATCGTATTCAATAGTGAGTCCAAGTTCCGGTTTGAAGTCAACTCCATTGGTTAGCAGTTGAGCCCCTCGAAAGCTGTTAATATCTGTTCGGATGTTCTGAACGACTTCCGTAAGGAAATATGGATCAAGTACGTTTGCCATGTGTGTTTATCCCCCTTATACAAAGTAGCAAAGCTTCAGCGCTGTTTTAGCTGCTGTATCTAAGCCAGTCAATTTGGATGAATCAAAAATACCTGCAATCCACGCAGATGCCCCAATATCAGAAAGTGTTGTGTCATGATCATTATCAAGGATACACAGTGCCACTTCGGAGCCGTTGGTTGCTGCGGAACTATAAGCTACCGCTTTATCCTTATCCGCTCCTGCTGCTGTGATCTTACCTATAATCGTCCCTTTTTTCAGGATTCCTTGCCCTTGTTTCAGCAAGACTCCTCCCGGTAGTTTAGCCTGAAGGTCAGTAGACGCTAGAACCTCCGTAAACTCTTGAGTAATAACCTGACCGGGACCAGGAGCGCCATTATACTGAGATTGCATCATAATTATTTATCCTCCTTCAGCAGATTACCTCTGCCTGTGTTCTTAAGTGCCGCCCGAGCTTCTTCACGAGCTAATGCTTTAAGTTGTTCTGGCGTTTTCTCGCCACCATCATTTTGTGAGTTAGTTGGCGGCGCTCCATTCAGAGCTCCTTCAGGAAGGTTTACATCTTCTCCTTGTGTATGGCGACCACCTCCGCCTAAGGCGGCTTGTGCCTGCGCCTCATACGTTGCACCGATCTTTTCAATTTCAGATACTGGCAAATGAGATAATGCCGTTTTCATAGCTTCTACATTAAAGGCCTCACCAAGAGCACGGACGCCAGCTCCGCATGCTTGTTCAGTGACCTTCACCTTGTACATTGCTCCATCAGTAGCTTGAACACTCAGCGCCGTAAGCTTCGCCGGGATTTCTGCGTCACTCTCAACGCCCAATGCAGCCCGTACTTGTCCAAGCACGCCATTAGCCGCTGCCAGTGCAGTTGCTTGGGTTTGCGCTGCTGCCAAAGCAGCTTTTTGTTCTTCATTCATAGTGTCATCTCCTTGGGCCAGTGTCTCAGCCTGTTCTTTTGTTTGATGCTGTTTAGGTACAAAAGCAGACATGCCGCCTTTGTTACTGAAAAAATAAAAGACGCGTCCATCGCCATCAAGCGACTTCGCATCTAATGGTAACGGTTCGTATTCAGTTTGTTTCGGCTGTTCATATTCACCATGTTGTTTCATTGAGAGAGATTCACGTGTAATTCCGGCGCCTTCGTAACCGCCATCAAACACGATAGAATTTTCCATGATGTATCCATCATCCGCGAGAACAAGACATTCTTTGTCATCGTACGTTTGTCCACGAATGTGCGAACATGCCGAGGAACCATAATAATCGCCGCCACAAATGCTACATGTATGCTTGGTAGTGACAAACCCTGCCGAGGTATCAAAGATAGTTCCTGAATCAATACCAGTAGCCAGTTGATCTGTTGAGATTCCATCAGCCTCTAGCCCTTTTGCCATGTAATGATCACCGTAGAGTTCCAGTTCCCCTCCCTCTTCGATAATTCGACTGTCAAAAGTTCTGCCATACGGGAAAGATAAGGCTTCCCACTTCTGCCACGGATGGTCAACCAGCAAGGCGACTCCCTCTTTAACCTGATCTGCCATTTTGCGTAGGAAGTTTGGGGTAATCTTCATTTTGTACTTATCAATACGCTTGGTTCCAATGATTCTCGCTTGAAACACATGAGTTTGTTCATCGGTTAAAGGGACCAATGCTTTTTGATTGATCTTCGCCAATTGTTCGGATGTAGGTTTAGCCATATTGTTTATTCACCTCCCTCCGGTGGAGTATTTTCTTCATTTAAATTAGATTCATGCTTTTGTACAAGCAAAGGAAGTAATTCAGCAGGAATTTTGGCATTAATACCAAGTGTCCAACGTATTTCCTCAGCAGCTTCCAACGGTGTGATGTAGAAATTCTTCTCCGCTGTGATATAGTTGTCGATCTTTGAACGTCGGTCACGTTCAATCTCATTTTCAGAACGTAAATCAATGGGGAGGTAGTCAGCTTCAACTTTTGTTTGAGTCCCCTTTACTCTTGCAGACAACGAAAAAGCCCGCTGCCAGAAACGTTTGGTTACGCTCCGCGCGGACTCTACATTTTTGATATATATTTGAGTGTCAATTGAACTGTACGTTTCTGTTGACCCTTGATGTCTAGAAAGGATAGTAAGCAGTGTCTTGAGTGAAGTAGCCATTTGGGTATCAATGATATCAATCAGCTTCTTAATATCAATCATCGGTCCAGAATTGCCGCCTTTGAGATATTCCACCTTTACACTATCCCAGTGGACAAGAGCATCATCTGGATTGAGTGAGTTGAAATGGTTTAGCATCTCATCCATTCGCTCTTTGAGCCATTTTTGTTGACCATCGGGATTACTCTTTAAGTTGTTTGGCATATTCTTCAGCATGATTTCTTCCAGCATCGAAATATCGAGCCTTGGATACCCCTGGTTATGAACTACTGCTTTTAGATCTGCCAACACCTGAAGATGAAAGAATACTACTTGCAGTACCGGAAGCATAGGCGTTCGTCCATAAGGATCATCAACCATAGGATCAAACTCTTCATAGATGAATGTTGGTGTGTCAATCTTTTTGTAATTGCCAAACCATTCTTCATTTGCGCCCCTTCTTGGGTTCTTTACATACTGCCACGGTGTAAGTCGATTAGTATCTGGCTCCCTACGGAACCAAATTAAAGCCGGATCAACTGGAACAATATCAATGACATCATTACACTGCTCATTCAGGACGATTTCCCCGGCACAAGCCCCACGGACCATAATCATCATCCGCTGAATTGTGTCTAGTTTATCTAATGAGCGTCCGTGCTGGTATCCCGGCGAAGGTAGCGGTGTATTAAGCATAGCTTTGAGTTCATCCAGTACCCGTTGTCCGCTCTTATCTGCATTCCCATTCGGCTTCTTAGCTGTAAACGTTAAATCGGTATCTCCCATACGCAAGTATGTGTATAAGGCATAGGATACGTCGGGATGAACGGATATCAGAAGTTCCAGTAATTCCTCAGCTGTATAGCTCTGTAACTTGGTAAGGTCAATATTGTGAGCCTGCTGATGTTTCTTGGGTAGCCAATTAAATATGCCCCACGGGTTAGCATTATTAGGTACTGTTGCTCTGCCTATACCCATCATCTGACGCTTTACCGCTGTTGGAAGAACAGCATTAGCAAATGAATATACAGCTCTATGATACCATTTCAAGATTTCACCGCCTTTCTTTGCAAACTTCTATAAATAAAGGATAACATCTTTTTTATTCGAATTTACTGCTGATTTTTGCCCAAAAAAAGTACTTCTTCCTCCATAAGATTCGATTTTTGAAGGCCTTCTGGAATCTGTAATAAAAAAAGAAGACAGGAAAACTTTCCTGACCTTCTGTATTTGTTCATACTTCTATGTTTAATTAATATCTTGGGTTATGTATACAATCCCTATCCCAAGTTTAATAAATCCAGTTATCAAATTTAATTTGTTTTTATGGAACGGTTGCGATACCTCGACACATACAATATGCTCAGAACACCAACTACATCTGTCAACTAAGATGGTCATCCAAAGACCATTATTACAATTTAATTACAAAGGTGGTTCAATATCATTAGTATTGTTTTGAGAATTCACAAGTTTCTCAATAAACGGCGGTATAGGCAATCCTGTCACCTTCATATTATCAACGGTTCCTTTAAGCTCGCCCCATACTAGCCATACCAATAGCAGAGAATAAAATGTGTTGTCTGGCAAGCCATCAAATGAAACGAATTTACTCAATACGTTACCTATAAATAACCAAAAGTATGGGAGAATGAATATTTGAACTGTCCGATTGAATTTTATATAGTCATTTGGCGTATGATATCTATTTGCCCATACACGAGAAATAAAATGGGCTACTGTTAAAGAAACAAAAACCCAGTTCAGAGTAGTAAACTGTCCAAATAGCAGCGTTATAACTGCACCGAGTAAAACAAAGAATAACTTAATGCTTGGGACAGCAACAAAGTCGGAGAAATATCTGCTTAATTCACTCATACCTACAAAAGGAAAGAAAGAGGCTATATTTCTCATTAATTTCTCACCCCTTACCATGGGATGCTTATAAATATGCTTTTCCTTTGTTTTTATTACTTTCTGTTCTTCAATAAGTTTATTTGTACTCTCAATAAAATTTGATGCAATCTTTAGCATTTCCTCATGCTCATACTTTATCTTGCTTTGATCACTAGCATTTAGTACTTGCCAATAGACAGAGCGTGTTTCATTCAATACATATTCTATCTTTTTTTCAATTCTTTTAAGTTCCTCGTTTGACTTATCATTTTCTCTGAAAGATTGTATTTCTAAGAAAATATTGCTTCTTTCTTGGTACAAATCATTCTTCATACGTATCGCCAGCCTTATGCGCCAAAAAGGACAAATTCCCCTTCGTTTGCAAAGATAAATACTTATTCATTTCAGATAATGATTGTATACATAGAGAATCAAGGTTACTGTATAAATCTTGAGAGTTTATCAATTTCTTATCTGTTTCAATTTCTGAAAAAACAATATTAGGCTGTTCATCTCTATTACTTTCATCGAATATTCTTATTCTTGTTGTAGTATCATTAGCATTTTTTACTGTAAATTGAACATCTACAGATAAAATATCCTCTTCTTCTAAACTTAAACCAAGCAGTTTTTTATTATCTTTTATCATAAACCCACCTATATGAACAACTTTTTTTATGACAAGTTTGTCAAAATCAATTTCTTTAACAAGCACATCTATAAATTCTTTAAATTTTTTTGTCCAATCCTTAACAATAGCAATTGTAATATCAATACTCTTTGATCTAAACTCACATTTCATTATAGGAAAACATTCGATAAGTTGTACATGATCCGGTGAAATCTCTACTTTTTTGAATTTGAAATTTTTTTTAATTATCTCCAACCATTTTAATTCAACCTCTTGAATATTTAGGTCCAAATAACTAAGTTCAAGTTCAACTACCATAGGTTTAAAAGTATCAGCTTCCTGTAAGTTAGATGAAAACACAAATTGTTCCTCCTACTATAAATAAAAAATCATTCTCTTATAGATTTAATATCTCATTATCACCAGAAAGTGTCAATATCGAATGGACAAATATAAACATTTTATGTATTAAACTTCAATCCATATAGGTCTTAATACCTGTTTTAATGAACTGAGCGCTTATTTAAAACCCGAAAAAAGAAACAGCGATAGGGTCTACTCCCGCAAGCGGGATGCAAAACGCTACGCTGTTGCATAAAAGCATTGTACTTAGTAACTAGAGAGGAAGAATAACACCATTTTACATATTGCTAAAAATGTCCGTCAAAGAACAAAAACCGGACAATACCGGAAAATGGGTAATTAAACCATTATAAGCTGGCTTTTGCTCACTTTCTCGATATTACTCGTCCTAAACGATTCTCTCACCCAGTTTATCCTCATCACCGGAAGCCATTACATTACATCCCAACTTGAATCACAAAAGAATGCGCCCATTGTTGTATGTTCGAGCTCGGGTTGGTCGACCTCTTCAATGCATACTTTATGATAAGATTATTGCAATTCTCCTTTAGCATTGGCTATGCGAACTGAAAGGCCGCCCTTCATAACACCGCCGGGTGAAGTAAGGTTTACATAGAAACTACCAACAGGCCAAGTACTTTCGTTGATTTCATCAAATACTTTACCTGGGGTTTATTTTTCCTTTCATCTTAACTGGACCACTAGCAGACTCCTGAGTTACTGTTATATTAATCGGGGCTTTCCCATCATTATACACATACACTCTAGCATATCCGTATCCCGGATCAATGTAGAAACGCTCTGACATGTCAGTATTCCCAAGAGACTTGTTGAGTACCTTTTTCGTGTCTTGAGGAGTAATAACATGATCCCCCAGTTTTGATGTATTCACCTCAATAGATTCATTTGCAGCTTGAACTACTGGCGCTGAGTCCACAGTAGCTGAATTTATACCACTGATAACTGAAGAAGTACAACTAGTTAACGATAATACAGCAGCTAAAGACAATACAGCAAAGAAAGGAGTCATTCCACTATTTTTCATATTATAAACCCACTTTTTTCAATTTAAAAGATTAATTTCTTATAATAATATTATAAGGTTTATTTTGTAATTCTCAAAGAAGGATTGGCGATCCCCTTAAATTCAATCTTCTTTTAGATGCCGTGGCCTCTCACCGGAAAGGCTTCCCCTCTAGAAGAGCACGCAGCGGAATTGAACCGCGCAAGGGTTCTGACCAGGCTGTTTCATGTTTCCGCTGGTTAACTGGTTCCTTGCCGCCTGCGCGTGCCATGAATAATGTAGGCGGGGGCCACTCTTCCCCCGTATGAAATGACTTACCGTTTAACCGCAATCTGCAAACTGTGTCGATCTACCGCTGTGCGTTACGGGTGCCAAGGATCTACCCTTGTTCGCGGCCACATAATCGGGCCTTCCCTTGCGCGCACTGGTCTATGCCGCTGAGCAGTATGTCCCTCTATCCCCTTGCAGGAGTCACTGAGGCTATTTAACTGTCATCTGCAGGTGTCATCCTACGTTGTAGCGTCTCTCTTCCGCCACCACATTCAAAAACTACAGGAGCTCTGCTGCGAGTTGCTTGAGCACCAACGGTGTTGGGATGAGTTGGCCATCTTTCTTGTTACCCTTAACATAAGCCTTGTCCTCACGAGCATAATAGACAACGCCTTGGCCCTCGACGATCGGAAATGCCGCTTTCATCATCCGTCAGGGATGTTTGTCGTGCTTACCATGTTGAGCAGCATGTTCTTCATCGTGTAAGTGTAAAATACCGTCAGAGCTGAGAAATGCAAAGCGTGGTTGTGTAGTAGACATGATCAAATGTCCTCCTAATATGTTTTGTAGAAAAACCAAAAAGGCTGGCACGTTGTCCGACCTGAGTCACCGAAGCTTGAAAGCTGCAGTTTCGTTCCTTATTTGATTTTCCATGATACAAATTTACGTCATTAAAAGTCCAACCGTGAAACATAAGAGGCCATTTCCCCAAAAAAAATACTATTCCCATTGGCCAATCGTGAAATTACTTCTCCAAGTCCACAAATCTCCTAATCCAGTACCAGTAATACTCACAGAGCCTAAAGATAAAGCAAAGGGCACCTCAGTGTATGAATGAGCATAACTATTAGCAAAGCTTCCTGTACCACCACCATGCGCTGCTGGTATTCTTACTTCAGTATATAAAGTTCCGTATTGTTCTTTGATAGGTATTAAACGGACCGAACCAATAGTTCCCGAAACTTGTGATTGGTCAATATTACTGAATTCACCATCATGCCAGTTTCCATTTGCTGTACGATAAAAGAAATCCGCTTTTGACCCAACGGCTGAAGTATGGGATTGGAAAGCATGCGCTACCCTATCAGATAAGGTAATCCAAGGGATGTTGCTCCAGTTAAAATGTGTTCGGTATGAGTACTTGTACTCTCTACCATTAGCCGTTTTCCCCATATAATGAATTGAAGAAGTGCCTGAAAAAGTACCGTCGTTAACAGATCCCATTGCAGATGTGCTAATTTTATCACCTTTTATTTTCTTTAAATCAGCTTCTTTGATTTTGTTAATTTCAGCTTCATTTTCTGGTGTAATTATATGCTCCTTACCACTAAGATCAAAGTATTTGTGGACCATTTCACTTTGGGTTACATTAACTTTTACTCCACCCTCAGTAATGAGGTAAACTTTTTCCGACTCAGAGAGTTCTTCACTTTCTTTTTCAGTATAGCCCATTTCGCTTAAGATCTCATTTTGTTGTTTCTCCGTCAAAGCCTTTGCATTCTCAATCGGCTCAATACGGCCATCAGAAAATTTTTTAACCGTTAGATTGTTGTCAATTTTCAGGGGAGTATAGTCCATTACTTTCATTTCTGCCGAACTAGACGCGCTAACTGAGCCTTGAGAAAACGCAAGGAGTCCAACTACCACAAGCGAGAGTAACCCTGTCTTCTTTTTCATTCTCTACCTCCAAAGTGGAATAATATTGTAATTCTATTACCAATATTATCATAGATATAGTATAATGATCAAATATTGGAGGTGTATTCAAATGTTAGTGACAAAAAACAAAAATGCAATATTTATTTTAAAAATTGCATTTTTGTTACTAATCATTGGCTGTATTTATTATTTTTCTGGATCTCATTCTAGTGAAAACGCTAAATTAATTGAAGTTAAAGATGATTACTTAGTCATCCAGAGCAATGCGTCTAACGGAGGCAAGATTAAAAAATTATATATTTCTTCAAAGTCCGTTATCCCTCCTCTTGTTGTGGGGAAGGAATATTACTTCGTGTCTGACCAAAGATATTTCCAACGTCCATATATCCGTTTTGTAGAAGACTAAAGTAGCAAAAGTCGAAGAAAATGAACTTCGACTTTTGTTTTATATACAATTTGGATGTTTATATATATATTTTTTAACATTAAGATTCAATATAATCCCCACTATGTTTATAGCTGCAATTTTTATCACAAAATGTGCTGTCACTAGTCCCTAGCTCACCACACCTGATATAATCGTGACTTCTCAGAACTCCCCCACGTTGCACATACTGGAAAACTTACTCATCGTCAGTTCCAACAAACTATCCTTTGCCTCAAGCTCTATCTCCTTATCAATATTATATTATGGAGCAATTTCCTCCCTCACTTTGCTGGCCTCATTAGTAGATTGATGCTCTCTAAATAAACAGTTCTGAGAAATCTCCACCTCATGCAATATATTATCTATTCTCACCGTAATTTATCTTTTTACAGTTACACTACCTATTGAAGGAAGCATAATATGTGTATCTGGTTCCATTAAATATTCCCCAAATGTCAAAACAAAAGCGTCAGCTCGGTCTGGCGACTTGAGCCCACGCTTTTTCATATCCTTCTTACTTTCAAGTAGCATTTTACCCTTACTGGTCATGTTCCATTTACGTGCTGTAAGTTGGGTTATAAGAACATCGTCATCGGGCAATTGCAGAACGCTCACATCTCCATTTATAAAATTGCTCATATTCTGTTCTAATTGTTTCTTAATGGATGCCCACATTTCAGTAACTAGATTTCCATAGTGTTCATCTAATGAAGAGGAGCCGTTGTTAATTGGAATGATTTCATATGGTAGCCCTTCTTCAGCTACGATTTCATTTAGTCGATCGGTTACTCCTCCACCTACACCACTATCATCAACTCTTATTCTGATTCGGTTTAAATATGGATGCTCTTCATTTAGTTCTTTAGCCAGGCTGATCACCCAACCAGCAGTAGCCATTGTGTCTTTCTTGAAATGATGGTGTTCCCCTACAATTCTTGGTCCTATACCAGCAAACATTGAGGTTTCATCATCACCAAATCGTGCAACGTCAACGCCTATGGTTAGCATATCTCCAGTAGGTTCCAGTTTCACTTCTTTAGCTGCAAATTCTGCTACTTCCAACGAGATAAAGGTATCCGATTCTCCACGGGGGAATTCACCTTCAACCCGGACTCTCCATACATCGCTACCTTCACCATACTTACGCTTGAGCATAGCGATATTATCCTTACTGGTTCTTGGGCTGTCTAAGCATGACACCTTGCGTGTTTTATAATCCGCTCTGTCCTTATTGTGTGAATCATAAAAAACACCCGACGTTTTTGTCGGGTTGCCGCACATCAATATTTTATTGAACTCACCCGACAACGTACCTAAAATGGCTTCCATGATTGGATCAGCAACACCTGAAGCTTCATCCACAATGAAAAGCATGTAGTCCTCATGGAAGCCCTGCATATTCTCAGGCTTGGTTGCTGTCCGAGCTGTAGCGAACCAGCGTTCCTCATAGTTCTTCATGTAGATTTTGGTTTTAGTCCATTTAAGGATTCTTTTCAGCACTGGGCTTTTGGACTGCCATTTATTTATCTCAGCCCATAACACGTCATGTAACTGCTGTCTTGTAGGAGCTGTACAAATCACTTTTGGATAAGGGAAACAGGATAGAAACCAAAGGGCTGTTGCAGCTTCTAGTCCGGTTTTTCCTACACCCTGACCTGAACGGACTGAAACACGAGGATCATTTGCTAAATCCATAAGAGTGCTTGCCTGCCAATCATCAGGATAGAATTTAAGCATCTCTTGGCAGAATAATGTAGGATTCTTACGATATTCAGGAATCCGTTTCTTGAATGCTTGAAGCCTCCGTTTCGTCTCCGGTGAGTCTTTCGTCTTCATTACCTACCACCGCCTCTACCCAATCATCAATTAGATCGTCTTCTGTATTGCCTTCACCCGTGACTTTTGCCCTTTCGAGCTCAAGTTTCTCACGCTGCATCTTAAGTTTCTCGTCTTCAACCATCCGTTTATGTTTGTCTGGAAGCAGATCCATGTATTTAGTTAGCACGTCTAATGCCTTGGTTTTGTCGTGTAGCTTTACACTCACTCCGTCCTTACCCTGCTTGACTTCTGAAACCAGAGTTCCATCAATTTCATCACTGTTTTTAAAAGAGACATAATTATATCTGTACTTCTTCGTTTCTCCAGTCTCAGAATCAAAGACAGGGTCTCCATCTAAACCAAGAACGTCCTCTTCCTTTTGACCAAATTCCACGTAATCCGTAATGTCTGCAAAAGCTATCTTCATGTACTCCATCAGTACGCGCTGAGCGTTCAATCCTATCTCATCAATCATAGATTCTTTGTGCTGCCGAATAATGTTTTGAATTTCAACTTTCTTCAACAGAGCGAATCCAATCTGATAGGCAGTTTTCTTACTGTATCCCGCCGCAATGGCTGACCTGGTAGCGTTGAAGTCTCGAAGGTATTCATAAGTGAATATCCTTTGCTTAGGCGTTAATCCATCCTCATCAGGAATTTCAGGTTCAGGTTCTTCAACAACCACTGGAGCGCTCTGTACTTTTTTAGAACGTTCCATATTACTGGAGCGTTCCGATACCTTTTTCGGAGCGCTCCGTATTTCTGGTATAGCAACTTTTAGCTCTTTAGCAAGTGCGTCAACTGTAAGCGGGGTAGCATATACCTCTCTTGGCTTATCATCTCTATATGTACCAATGAGTCTGCGCCGCTCCAGTTCATCAATCAGTCTGGCTGCTCTGCTATAGCCTATCCTCATCCTTCTCTGTAATAAAGAAACCGAGGCTTGTTTGGCCTCGGCTACAATTTGGACAGCTTTTAGAAAAAGCTCATCAGGATATGATGTTGGGTCTTCATCTTCATCTGGAGCTTCTTTATTATAAGGCGCTCCATTTTCATCAGAACGTTCCGTATCCTTCACTTCTCCAGCAATTAAACTCTCCCACTTATCTTTAGCCTTCCATCCTCTTACCGTACCTTCAGATACACTAAGTTGAGAGGCTATATCTGTGAGACGTATGTTGCCGGAACTGGTTTTGTATAAATCGAATGCTTCATCCCGTTTTGGATCTCTTTTTCGTCCCATAATCTTATTATTCCCCCTTTTCGATAATGTATCTGAAGCTAAGGGAAAGTTTCCTGTACAAAAATAAAAAGCTTCTAATTCAGTGACTCTTCATTCTAATACACGTTGTACTTTTTGCCTTATCAAATAGTACAATCAAATCTACACAATCTTAATAATATAGTAATTATAAAGGAGGTGTAAAATCAATGAATGCAAAATCGCCAGTTAACCAAAAGAAAATATTAAAGCCAAAAAAGAAACAAGTTGCTCGCAAATTTAAGCGTGTTGCCCTAAGACACAAAGATGCAAATGCCACTATTTTCCTGGCAAACAATTTTTATAGAGATGATTTCATAAGATTTATTCCGGCAAATACAAGATATACTTTCACCTTTATAGCTAATAACGTCAAAACAATAAGCGCTGGTTGGGATAATGATAGACACCTACCAGGTGTTGTTTTGAGCTATCCACAAGGTAACAACTGGGTAGTTGTTATTCAAACCCCTACCAACCAATCTTTCACTGCAACATTCTCTTTCGTATATACATCTTAATGTCTTAGTTGTTCAGCTGAGTAGCTTGTTGTCTACTCAGCTTTTTTTGAGATAATACGTACTAGTTCAGTAAACATATGATACTCAATATATAAGCTGTTCTATTTTTAATACAAGCACGCTTGATACCACTTTTTTGGCAAGCTTTGCATAAATCAAATACTTCGTCCCGTTTCGGGTCTCTCTTTCGTCCCATGCTTTGTTATTCACCCCTTTTGATAATGTATCTGAAGCTAAGGAAAAGTTTCCTGAACAAATAAAAAAGCCACTATTCAGCAGCTTTCTCTTGTTTTTCTTTGTATTCCCTTAGATATTCCACTTCAATTTGGAAACCTTTTTTATACCAATTTCGTCCAAAGAATTCCCAGTAGCCCTCTTGAGTATGGTATTCTTCTTTAATATGTTTCCAATCCATATAATTTGTAAGAAAGTGTACCCAAATGAGTGATGATAATGATAGCGGTATGATTACAAAAACAATTATAAAGTCTTTTAATTTTTTGTTCACTCAAATTCATCTCCTATATTGTTCCATACGATAGTATCGACATTAAGGATGCAGAATTTTATATAACAATACTTCATTCAAAATTAAAAAGAGCAGCTATTTTACGCTGCTCCTGTTGTAGTGATCGGTAATTTATAACATGCGGTTACCGCTAATCCGCCATGCCTGGAATAGGCCTTCAATGGACATCCTTCTTGCTCCGGGTTTATATTACCCTCTGAGTCCTGTCTCCGATTTAGTTTTAGTTTTGAAAAAATTACTGAAGCTGACCAGCTAGCGTTTTAAGGCCACTTGGTACTGCGATTTGTTTACCATCATGTTCATTTCCGTTTACATAAGCTGTGTCTTTGTCTACATAGTAGACTACACCTTCCCCGCCGATAATCGGGAAGCCGCTTTCGTCGTAATCCAGATTTGTGCCTACATACTTGCCATGCTTGGCTGCTTCACTTTCCAACGGATGAAGGTGTAAAATCCCCGCATTGTCCAAGTAAGCGTAACTATGTGCCATGTTTATTGCCTCCTAGAATAGATTTAATTTGTTCCTGAATAAAGTGTAAATCCTTTCTACTCCGTACTTACTACGGATTTACCTTACTCTAACAACAAATAAAGACCGCAAAGGCTTAAGCCCTTACGGTCTAATTTACTTCTGGCATCCTCAGCCCAATTTCTCCTTCTTGGTTTCGCCCCCGGCCATAGTCTATGGTGACAAAATCCAATGTACGGTTTGTTTTTAGGCTGTTTGCTATGTTGACAATAAGCCTACGCCGTTTATCTGCAAATGTAGTCGCTGAGATAGGAGGAATGTCCTTGCGATAACCTTTTTCCAAATATTGTTGAGCTTTGAGATATTTCATACCATCCAAAAATAACAGCTTTGCTATCAATCCCTCGTGCTTATCACGCATATTATTTATTGCAAACTTAATGTTATTCGTAAGGAATTGATAGAATTTATAATTCACATGTCGCTGGTCTTTGAGTAGCACGGCATTTGCTGTCACATCTGCTGTCAGTTCTTGCCCCGAGACTCGCTTAGCAACCGATCCCTCTGCCGAAAGCAAATCATATGCAGCCATGCCGTTTTCCAATTGTTGAAGTGAGTATTCATAGTTTTTGATTACATCAATTAAGTCAGTATATTTGTTTAGCAGCCACTTTGTTTTTCTTATATCTACTACATCTACATCGTCAAAGAAGTTTACTTGGATTATCTTCTGTGTATCAGTAGCATCCTCTTCTTTGTTACGTATAACTACAGAATGTCCGTTTACCATAAATGTTCACTCCTTGTATAGCTGAGTGTATCAGGCGTAATATGTCCAATAAGCATGAATCTATCTACTTGCACAATCCCCACATATAACAGTAATGCGCATAATATAGAGGTATAGGCTCTTATCATCAGCGTTTCCCCCAATAGGTGGATGACATGCAAAGTATGATAAACATAATAGTCACCCACAGAATGTTACGATCCATGAACTCCCATATAGTCATAGGTTGTCTCCTTTATCTCGTAGGAAAGACGTATGTTCAGGCTGCACACGCGTTGACCTTTCTGTGATCAGCCGTAGACCCTCAATAGACTTTTTGAGTCTTTCTATCTCTGCATCCTTTTGTTGTATAAGGGATTCAGCCTCGCATTTAACTTCTCTTAATTCCTTTACTTCCTGTACCAAATCGGTTAACCATACATACGTATTGTCTCGCATTCGTTTAGTATACCTACTAGCTTCCATCCGGTTTAACGACCACGTCTTAGTCAGTGTTTTTTCAATATATTCAATGTCTACAGCAATTCCACTACTTGGATGGAGTTTTCGTTTAACTGCATTTTCATTTATGCGTGGTTTATCTGTCATTGTTGTTCCTCCCCATACGCATTCCGGATAACATGCCTAGTAAGTAAGCCATAGTCACTCGTTCATTCCCACTGGCGCACTCAATCTCCTGGTATTCTCCATAACCCATATCAGCGTACAGATTGTAAATGGTCTCTGGTTTCTTCAACAAACCTCTCTTTACTGTTTCACGCTCGACTATCAGCTTATTTTTACGTTGTTCATTGACTTCATTCAGGTATTCGCTCAACTCGCTTTTTGGATCTATATTCGTCTCAAAATGTCCATAAGTGAAAACTGCCATTTATATATCCTCCCTTAGTGGGTGTAGGTCCTACACCCTGTAGCGTATTTTTAACTCTCCAAGCAAGTCCCACGACATTTACTCTTAGAAAGAGAGCATTTATAATGGGTTCACACCGCTTTCCTATGGAGTGGTGGTTCATAACTCTCCCTCCATATTTAACGTTCCTAGCGACAATATGGGGGGCCACTATCTACACCCTGTATTGGTTTAATCCTCAAGTGAATTTTGTTGAGCCTTAAAATAAGCTCTGTCTTTTCCTGTATCTCTTTCTAAATCCCGAATACAAGCAATAATGTGGCTTCTTTCGTGAGGTTGTTCAGTCATTTCGTCCAGAATCCTATATAAGTTTTCTAACGTTATTTCAGCTTCAACCATTCGACCTTGGTCATAGGCTTTTTTCTCTTTTGCATTCATATTTATCATCCTTCCAACGCTCCCTCAGAGTGCAGGAGCGTAATGTATTGGTTTAATCCTCTGATTTCTCCGCCTCAATCGCCAACACTCTAAAATAATGTGCTAGATTTTTGAATTTTGCTCCATCAATCAATTTGTCTATTCTGTCCCACTCTTCTTGTGGCAGAGTTATGGACACCTTTCGAACAACTGGTTTTTCGCCTATAGGCTTACGTCCTGCCCCTTTGCGTTTACCGCCACGACGACTTATCTCTTCTTTGATTTCTGGTTCATTTATCAAATGATTTTCTTTGGCTTTAGGTGATGGAAATAGTGTGTATAACTCTCTGTCGGGCCAAGTAGATATTTCAACTTCAAATGCATTTACAATTGTTTCGCCATCTGCAATAGCTTTTTCACATCTCTTGATATAGTTTATATATTTCATACGCCCTTGCCCTTTTCGAAGGCGTACAATTTCATCCATTAGCTTATCCACTCGTTGTTTTTGGAAAAATTGTTTTGTCGAATTGGAAATCCTTGACATATACGAGTATGTCTTTAGTAATTTGGTGTTAAGTTCTTCCACAATCAATCGCCCCTTTGAATTATGCTCTATAATTCAATTATAACATTGGCAAATTGATTTATGCACCATTTTTCTCTCGGCTTATTGTATTGGTGGTTACTCCCTACCTAATGCCTTCTCTATATAGTTCCTGTCAACAGAAACAAATGATAGTTCCTGACGTGAGGAAAATATTAATTGTCCTTTTAGCGTCAGTTCGTTTGCTGTTTTTGATGATATTATTCTACGCATCGTGTTATCTTCATTTTTGACTTTGTATCCGTATATTTGATTTGAGTCATCATTAAAATAAACAGTATTAACGACTGTCCACTTTTTTGGTTTCAAAGCTTGATCCTTGGTGAGCAGGTCTATTGTCCGGTCCCTCTCTGCTAGCTGCTCCAACAACTCGACAACTTTGGCATAATGCATATTGCTGGTTACACAGGTTTCGCGTGCTTTTCTAACTGCAATCTCACGCGACTCCACTGCGGACCTGTTACCTTCCTGTAATTCCTTTACCTGCTGCTGGAGTGAGTCTACCAGGGCGAGCACGTCTTCTACCTCTCTAGCTGGTAACAGGATATTTTTCTTCGCTTCGTTTTTAGCCTGCTGCATATCTTTACGGATTAAATCTATTGTCCGTTCACTCACCTTTACCGCCTCCTTGGGGCTGTAGTAGCTCCGGGTTATCGTGTATGTTTCCTATTACCGTAATCTCTGCCGATTCGCTGAACAGATAATCTCCGTCCTTTCCGTCCAAGTCTTCAAGTAGGTACGATCCGTCAATGTGCTTTACAATTCCCGTCCGTGTGCCTGCTAGTGGGAATAGAATTTCTTCTGCAGTGCATATGTCCTTCTCATAGATATCCTTTCCGTTCTTGTCTGGCAGACCAGTGGGCCACATCAACTCAAAATCCGACAGTCGCAAAACATGATATCCTTTACCGTCCATATCCATGTACACACCGATTACCTTAGTATCAAAGTTGATACTCTCTACATGTTCAGGCTGAATCATAACTCCAAGTGACTTATACCATGCACGCGGTGCTTTAATATCTCTCATATCTATTCACTCTCCTTATAGGGCTATCGCTTCATTTAACATATTGTTTCCCTCAATTAAATCTGATAAAATTAAATTCAAAAAATTAGGAGAAAAAACATGGACTTTTTAACAGGACTTCTTATGTGTATCCCGCTTTATGCTGCATTCAGAGCTTTTGCAATTACTCGTAATCCAGAAGCAAAAAAAAGAATCCCAAAAACGACACTAAAAGCTCTAACTTTTTTTGCTTACTTTATATTTATCGTTTTGGGATTTTTTATAATTACAGAAGCTATAGAATACCTCTCTCAGTTATAATTGAATTGGTAGTTGCAAGTAGTTTTATAAATCTGAAGGGATTTAGAGTACGGGGGTAAAGGCTGCTATGCCTCAACCCTCTTCAAATACTCCGTAGCAAATCCGCCACTGTGCCCTTCAAGCCGCACAACCTCCGAACCACACAAGTCCCAAGGCTCGGATTCTACTGTCCAAACCTTGTCCTTGTACTTCTCCTTACGGGCTTCATAGCAACCGTGCATTACAACCTGATCGCCTTTTTGTAGCTTATATGTCCATTCATTCACCTTTCCCGCCTCCTTGAGAAGCAGAACTACTTTGATAGGAATCAGGGATTTTAACCTTTACAGGCGGTCGATCATACACAGTCAGGGTTAATCCTTCATTGCGGAAATTTTCCAAATAAAAATGAGTCCGTACTATTTTATCTTCACGAATAAACCAGAACTCTAAAGAATCCCCTTTAATATCAGTTATAATCCCGGTTTCATCTATTTCATCGCCGCCCTCGTCGTGTCCAGTAACACGCGCCAGCATCCTACGCAAATTGGGGTTAAACGCCCACGACTGTACTGCTAATTCCATTTATAATCGTCTCCTTATATATAGGGGTATCACCCCTCATTTATCTTTAATGGCTCTATAAGCAACACCCAGAGCATCGCCCATCGCCAAGTCCTCCGGTATTTTACGCGCATATTTCTGGTATAAGTCTGGAGCCGCAAAGTAGAGAGAATGAAAAATTTCATCTCGTCCGGTTAAACACTTACCGATCAATTTTTCCGTGTATTCCTTGCGAAACTCAGGATGTTGGACGCTCATTCCCCAAATTTGATGGATATGGTCACGGTGTCTACTAGCTGTATAAGTCTTTATACAAAGCATGCCGAGTGCCGGGTTGCTTCTTATTACTGCGTAAAGCTCGTTTTTAAACTCCTGCCGGATAATCCTGTATTTTCGCTTAATACGGCTCATATTCATGCTCCTTTAAGGTATATAGGGGTATAGGGTAAGAGGCTGTTATGCCTCACCACTCATTGCGTTTGCGGACTATCTTTAATTCTTCCTGTGTCAGTTCTACTGGTACAGGGTCATAATTGTCCTTGATGAATTGAACATCATTGCTTAGTGGCAAGCTGGCGAAGAATTTGTAACAATCTTCAATGTCTTTCTCACCCGGCTCCGCCAGATCTTTGCGGATAACCAACAGCGCATCTGACAGCACTTTTGTATCAAGGTTCTCGTCGGCCCAATCTCCACAATCAATACCGTCACACAGATAACGTCCATCCTTTCCCTTTGCTTTGAATGCAATAGCTTTAACCATGTAATATCTCTCCTTTGGTATAGGTAGTAGGGGGTGTATCCCCCGCTAATTAGCGCTTATTCCCTTCCAACTATTTTTGCTGTTGCAAGCATATTTTCTAAATAGGGAATGCGACCTTTATAAAAATCTCTTTCTTCCGTTGCATCTTTAATGTCGCCACCGTGCTTACGAATCAGTTCAAGACGCTGTTCGACTTCTGGCAGCTTGGATGAAATGACATATTCAAGTTCTTCCTTAATTTTCTTGACACCTTCGACAGTTAAAATAGTAGTCATGCTGTTCCCTCCTTCTTATCCCCTGGGCCTGTCCTCTCTGCCCTTGGGGGCTATACTTTCCATCGTTATTTTTTGGTATAATTTATTTAAAGGAGTTGATAAAATGCTTGGTTTCATACTTATACTTTTTGCAATTATTTTTTTCGCGCTTGGTATTTTAAGTAAACGAAATCCCACTTGGGGATGGCGTGCAAACGAAGCCTGGAAGATCAAAGGTGACTCAGAACCAAGTGATGCATACATTAATGACATGAAATTTAGAGGCTCTGTATCTATTCTCTTTGGTTCCTTCTTTTTAGTATGTGGACTTTTGGTTATATTCCTGTAAGATCCAATACCCTTTATTAATCATCAAAATACCCATATCCAAAAGGCACTTGCTGTTTAGCTGAAGCCCCTAAAATATCGTTTATCATGTTTTCGAAAACAGAAATCTCTTTTTCATCCATAGCTTCCAGCAAGTGTACTTCCTTAACCTTCAAAGATCGGCCTGCCGCTGTAGTAAGTAGTTCCATAACTGGTTTTATAGATTCCAGATGTTCCTTTTTTTCGGCTTCTACGCGCTTACTCGCCGCCTGTTTGCGGTTGTACTCTTCCCAATCTTGTTCATCGAACCAAAAATGATCTCCGTATTTGTCTCGGAAAGCTGAAATCCAGAATTGCAGCAGCTCCTCATTTGTTTGTATCCGATCATGACACGGCCAACAGAGCCTCAATCCGTTTGTCTTCACACCGCGCCCTTTTCTCCCGCGCGGATATACATGATGGGTGGTCGTAGCCTCGGCGGCTTTACAGCATTCGCAGATTCCATTTGAATCGGCAATCAACTCCGCGATTACATCCTTTGAGAATTCGCCGCGCTCCTTGGTATTAGGCCGTGACTGGTGATGAGAGAGAATGTCTTTCTTCCATTCAGGAACAATTTTTTTATCCTTTTTCCGTTGTCCAAGGCTGTTGTAAGTCTTCTTTTGCTTTTGCTTTTGCTCCGGCTTCCAAAATGTTTGATGGGACATTCCCCTCGCCACCTTTCCTACAATTTAAATTCGTTTCTCCTTTGCTTATGCTTATATTTTGAGCCTAAACCACTACTGCTCCACTACGGATTTTAGAGGTTCAAGCAGCCCTGCTTCTTCTAAAATCGAATAATACTTATATCTTTCTAACGTTGTTACGCGCACTTTATTTATCGTATGTGATGCGTAGAAGGCTACAGCCTGCTGTACCTCAATAGGCTCATCTTCGAACTTGTTTAAGTCGAGCTTTTTCACAAGCTCCCCTCCCTTATGCGGCGATTATATTTCTCTTGAAAATCACCCTTTATTTTAGGCGGTAAGGTATCAATTACCTCATCCCATATGTTCAATAATTCACTGTTAACTGAGGCAAACTTTTGTATATCCACGTAACGTTCCACCAATGCCGTAGTGAACTCATCCATTTCTTGTTCTGTCATACACCATGCCTCCATTACGTTTTTGGTTCCAGTACAATGTTGCTCTTTTGGATACAGTGTTGCGTAATCGAATCATTCAGCGCAGGAAAAGTTTCCTGAACTGATCTTGGCTTGTGCCAACCTCACCGGATGATCCCGGTGAACGCTCTGAGCTTAATGACCTGTTTATACTCGCTCAGACGAGTTTTTAATTCTTTGATCCAAATTGTAAGTAGGATGAAACTCCACTCGAATTCCCAAAACCCGTCTTGCCAGAATACCCATTGCTTGTATGTTTTTCTCATAATCAGCGCCTCCATTTTTATATGCAATATACAATATGCAAACTCGTATATTTGTTTGTAAACCAATAATATACGAGTTTGCATATTCAGTCAATAGATATTGATAAAAAATATACAACATCGTATAATGCATTGTATTGAGGTGATATCATGGCTAAGGTTGTTAGGGTGCGTCCCAATTTGACAAACATTTTGAAAGAAAGGGATATGACCCAAAATCAACTATCAGAACTTAGTGGAGTTCCGCAAGCTTCTATCAGTCGATTCGACAAAAACGAGCGTCACGAAGCAAATATTTTATTCTCGATCTCAAAAGCACTTAATATTTCCATTGAAGATTTATTTGTTGAGGAGCAAGAGGAAGTATGACCTCTGTGCTCCTTTTATTTATCCTCAGATTGGGTTAAGCAGCCTTTCGAGTCGCATGATTTCTTTCTGCTGGTACTGAATAAGATCAATTGCCTCCTCCAGCGCCATAAGCTTCCAGTCATAGGCCATATCTGATACCTGGTCTATAGTTGTTCCGTATTTCTTAAGACCTTTCTCATTTTGCTTGTCCAGCAATTCTATGATCCGCTGTGTTACTTCCGGACGTTTAACTTCATTTTGAGAGCGCTTCATTTAATTTCCTCCTCCGTTCTCGGTAGAATAAGGGTACCACCGTAATACTCCATCTCTGCCTGATTAGGATCACTCACCGGACCCCAATGGTTATTGGTTTGCATGATACGAACAATATCAGTGGCATATGGTTCGTCTGTGTTAACTACCAGATACGTATTAAGTGGAGGCTTTCCATCCAGAAGCCGCAGCTCCTGAACCTTCCACAAAATACGAGATAGATCACTTTTCTCACGTTCATCAAGGTATTTATTGATATCCTCATTTTTTAATACGGTGAATTTTACTTGCATTCCGGCTAGTCCTGACATTTTTCCTCTCTCCTTCTGCTTGTTTTAAAAGTTTATTGATAGCTCGTTTCCGATCCGCTTTTTCTTTCTTGAACTGCTTGATCGGAATAAATTCTCCTCGTTTTTTAGTGAGTATATCTATAGGTAAAGTCGGATATTTTGCTTGGAATAATTTCAATTTGACACGGAATGTCGATGTCTCCACGCCCTTGATATCTATTACTCGCTGAGTATCGTCTAGATTAGTGACCAGAAAATCAGCAATGTAGGTCACTTTTGGTTTCTCCTGTAGTATAAATACAGGGTGGCACTTGAAGTCTTTGATTTCTCCATACTTGCGCTGACGAAGGAGTTCTTGGCAATACTCTCCCTCTGCTTTGCTATCAAAGAGAGTACCTATCACATCTAGTTCATACCTTTTTACAATCCATTCCTCAAATAATGTTCCATCCTCCGTGACAATGACCTTTTTGGCATTATATTTACTCATCTTATCCAGCCACCCTATAAGGAAGAACAATGTAGAAACTGGACTCGTCACTCCGAAGAGTGAGAGGCTTTAAAGAACCAGTGTACCCGAGTGTAATTACATCGTTTTCTAAGACCTTCAATGCATCCAGCACATATTTTGCATTCAACGTCAGGTTGAAATTTTCTCCGTTGAAACTGATTGGTGTTATGCTTTCTGTTGCCTTACCCGTTTCCTTTCCCTTACCTCGAATGTTAATTTCTTTTTCTGTAACTGAGAATGTAACAGCGTTGTTTTTTTCTTCTTTCGCCAATGTAAAAATAAGCTCCAATGATTCAATCAGTTCTTTCCGATTCACTTGTATTTCGGTAACTGCTTTAATAGCCATAGCATGGGTTGTATCAGGGTAAATCCCTTCTAGAACACGAGAATAAAATATAAATCTTTCTGTTCGTGCGAACGCATATATCACTTCCCCGCCAGAAGACTTGGAAAAACCGAATTCTACTTCATCGTTGTCATTTACGATCTTCTGTAACTCAATTATTCCTCTAGCTTCAATAACAGCCGTACCGATATTTCCAATATCAAATTCTCTCTCAGCACGGGCCAGTCGGTGTCGGTTCGTTGCTACCATTTGAATTTTCCCGGTCTGAAGGATAACGTTTACCCCTGTAATGATAGGGTGTGATTTTCCGTCTATATCAGCCGCGAAAACTGTTTTTTTGATCAAATTTTTTAAGTCTTTTCCCTTAATCTCAACAAACTCATTTTCATTTATCTCTGGAGGAGCAGGATATTCTTCTGGAGGCATTCCAGTAATCTCAATTTCCTTATTCCGTGACTTTATGGTGACTTGATTCCCATTTTTAACTTGCAGTTCTATTTTCCCATTGATCTTTTGAAGAATATCCAATAGAACTTTAGGCAGTGCCGCCGAACCAGTCTCTTTGATGTCTATGTTTTCCTCGACAAATGATTGGATAGTTGCTCGGTCATCGGTACCAGTAACGGTTACCCTGTCCTCCGTTGCTTCGATCAAAAAGCAACTCAATATGGGGATTATTACTTTTGTTGAAATTGCCTTGCTGGCATCTTCTAAAGCCTCAGCTAATAGAGAACTGTCCACTACTATATTCATAAGCTCTGACCTCCTTCTTCACCGCTTCCTTCTTAGCATTTGGGTTGCATTCTGGACATGGACCCAATGCCAACATGGAGCCAAAGAAACTGTATGCTACCTTACCGCCTCCACATGTTCTGCACATATGCTTACCCCCTACGTCTATTCCGTCCGCCTACTGGCAGTATTTTTACAAAAGGCTCAATCCGTTCAATAATCCGCTCCGCCTTCTTCTCATGCTGCCTTCTGTCCATCTCCTTGGCATCCTTTACATTGGCCAAGTGATGCCTCAATTCATTGATGGTCAAATTTGATGTGTAGATTATCGGCAGCCGCTCCATGCGACGCTGGAGTATAGGCCCTATTACTTCATCCCTTGTCCAAACGGTCAAGGTCTCAGCTCCAATATCATCCAGTATCAGTACAGAAGCCGTTCTGAGAGAGTCAAGCTTGTTCTCAACGGTCTCTGTCTTGGAACCAATAGCATCTTTGACTTCCAGCAGAAAATCCGGTACATAGACCATGAGAACATCTATGTCACATTTGGCAAGTTCTTGAGCAATCGCTCCTGCTATCCGGCTCTTACCTACCCCCATCGGACCATAAAGGTACAAACCTTCTGTCGTCTCCCCTGGAACGAACGTGCTACAGAACTTCACTGCCGCCGTAATCGCAGCCAACCGCTGCGGATCAGGTTCAATGTCGTCAAAGGTGGCATCCAGAATGTGCGATGGTATATAGTGGCTCTTGATCCTCTGTCCAATACCCTGCTGTTTCTCATACTGCTTCAGCAAATCACATTTCCGAAACCGGAATACCAACTCGTCCGATTGGGTTGGACTTGGTTCCTCAACGCTCATGTGCCCCTTCTGTTCGTTTTGACATGCTTTTAAGCCAGGGCAAGCGTCGCATGCATCGCAGTATGAAAGATGCTGTGATACATCCCTATAGTGCCTTGGACTTGTTAAATCTACTGTCCGATCAGGATATTTCTGTTTTAGTCGTTGGATCTCAGGATGATTCTCTATGCGCTGAATGGCAGCAGCTTGGAGTTCGTAAAATCGTGAAGGTACTAAAGCCTTTAACTCTTCTTGGAAGCTTCCCACATTATCAGCCTCCTTGCTTTGCTCTTAACTCAGCCAGCATTTTTTGTAAATTATCCGTGTTGTATTGCTCGTCCGATTGAAGCGCAGAATCACTTTCCTGTTCACACTCCACTGTGACAGTGCTTTGGTCAGTAGTTTGACGAGATGCATGCAAGGAATAAATGACCGTAGCACAGTAGCTTACGCTTCTAATCTCATCGCGCTTATGCTTGGGTTTGAAATTGTCAAAAGCCTGGTCAATGCCATCTAAAACAGTTTGAAGTGGTACACCTTCCTTGATTAGCTCGTCTATCGCTTGATCATCAGCAACCGTTATTTCTAGGCCTTTCCCACGACGACGAAGATATTTATCAGCTACAGCCTGCCGATAATCAATATCCGAAGATGATATTTCATTCTGTTCAGAGTCAGTATCTGTTTCAGAAGTGGCAGGAGCGGTACCTTGCCGGGAAGACGGTATCCCCTCATCTTTGGAATTGATTTCAGTTTCGGGAGTTAAGCAACAACAACTTTCTTTTTCTAGTTCTAAATCTAATTCTTTATCTGTTTCGTTACCGACCGTTACTGTAACGTTACTAGTAGCGTTTCCTGTAACATGGTAATTCGCTTCACCTGAACCAAGCTGCTTCTGCTTATCGCGGTATTTCTGAACCCTCTTTTTAGTTTGTTCCCTGACCTTCTCCATCCCGTCTACATTCTGATGCTTCTCCCAGTTAGGTAGAAAGAAAGCTCCTTGCTCAGATACTTCTAGCATCCCAAATCTTTCAAAGATGGATAGAGCCATTTTTATAACTGGCAGCGGTCTCTTGATCACTGAAATCAACATGTCCTCTGTGTATGGAATAGTTTCGGTTAGCATGATGTAACCGCCCATGTTGGATCTGCCAGTCATAGTCATTAGCTTGAGCCATATAACAATGATCGTGTCAGCTTCGGGCATATCTTCAATGATTTTTATTTTTTCGTCGTCAAACATGCCGGTGCTGAGCTTAATCCATTTAATCTCAGCCATCTGTATCAATCCTCTGAATAGCAGTTCTCATATTTTCAGCATCTTTAACGCCCTTCTTGGAATTGCATGATTTACAAGCAACTATCAGGTTATGAGGCTCAGTCGGTCCGCCCTTTGATTCAGGAATCACATGGTCGATGGTTAGTCCCTTTTCTCTCCCGCAATATTGGCATTTGTAACAATCTCTTTCTAGTACCAATTTCCTCATTTCCTTAGGAATCAAAGCTTTAGAATAAACAGGTATCTTTTTTATTATGTTTACAGGTCTTCTACGAGGGTTAGGTTCCATAAAACCATCGTCCTCTAACCTCCAGTAGCACAGCTGGCAAATTCCATATCCTGTACCCGTAAAGTCTACGAATCTTATGTGGTTTACATCCTCAGAAGTATGTTCACACCACAAGCAAATACTATTTTTGTCCATTTCACTCACCCCGGATATTATCTAATCCCGCTGGCGGAGCTTCCATACTCCGCCAGCAACACCTTTAGACTGTATTTTAAAGAGTTTATTACCTGGTCATTACTTTCTACAGCATTACTCCAGCGGACCTTATCAGCTTCTGCATCTGCTTCTTGGAGGCGAAGTTCAATTACCGCCAACTCCGCGCGTTGCTCTCTTAGGTTCTTTGCTGCAATATACGCTTCAGCATAAACGCGTTTCCTCTCAGCATATTTCTTCTTATAATCCCTTACGGCCTCAGCTGCCTTGCGCCCCAGGAGAATCTGGACTTCGGTCAGCAATTCAATCTTACGTGCCAGTGTAGCAGGGTAATCATGGCTGCATTGATCCGCAAGACTATAAAGCTCTCCGAGCGTATATTGTTTTTGTAGAGACAATGCAGCCACTCCTTTTTTATACATGCGCTCCTATATGGAGTAATCGTTCTCTAACCTCAGGCCAAAGGTAGGCTTGTCCACCTTCTCCGTTTCCATCCCGGCAGAACCATTTTGAGATAGTTGGCTTACCACCTGTAACATAATCCCTTAAGCCTTTAACCCAGGACGATTCTGTACCAGACATAGCCAATGAACGAGTGTAGAGAGGCATAATTCGAGGCGGATCATACTTTTTCTCACCCAGTCTGTGGCCCAAGAAATATGGGTTCCCTTCGGTTTCCATCAGACCAAGTCGGCCATTATCTTTTTTTAAGAACTGGAATTTACGAGAGGTCCAGTTGATTTCATATAAGTAATCCAGCACACTATTCGCTAGCTTAATCCTTCCGTCTTTTCCGGCTTTTTTAGCCGCTGTACTCCACTCCTTTAAATTAGCCTCACTAGGAATGAATCTGGATTTTGGGTTGTGATGACCTGATCTCTTCGTCAGTTTTCTAAGTCTGTTTTCGGGTTTTGTAGCAAGGTCAAACAATTCGAAACTTGCCAAGTTGGTATAGTAATCTTTATTAACTATGACCCACCACATATTATTGATATTGTGGTAGACGGTCCCGCGCATCAACGTTCCCTTTCTACCTCTGAAATATTTCACTTCGCCGTTATTTATCCGTATCCCATCTTTATCGAGAGCGTTATAATCAGGAAGATTTTCTGAACTCCAGTGTCTGCTTGGCGAATTAAGCTTATGAAATACCTTATCGTATGACGTTTTTAGTACTGGTTCAGAGTCACAAGTAAATCCTTCCTTCAGTAAAAATTGTTCCATATACCTGACTTCAACTAGAAACCGCTTTTGGAGTAGATAAGGCATCTTTTCAAATTTGTTAAAGTCATATCTACCGCCGTTTGGGTTCTCTACATTAATTTCTTGATAGAATTCAAGTTTTGCACCACAATTATATTTTTCACCAACAAACAGAAGCTCTCCCTTGTTGCCAGCAAAACGGTCCTTCGAAAGGATAGGATAGTCACGGTCTATTCGTGGATCAGATCCAATGACAAAACCTCTATTCCTCATCATGTCTAACATCCGTAAAAAGGTAGGATGGGATATTTCTTTATCGCCTCTTACAGCTATGCTTGTATTCCAAATGCTAAAATCCTTGTCTCCTCTCACAAGACAGGCCTCCTGTTTTCATTTTCAAAATCTTGTGTTATACTTCCGTTGAATTGTTTCTTAAATGATCGTGTTGGTAGCACGATTGTTTTTCTGGACTTTTCTGTCTTTTCTTTTGCGGTATAACTTACGGCAATAGTAATTACAGAAAAGTCCTTCTTCTTTTGGATTGGGAATTTTTTGTCCTTCAAAGACTTCTTTTTCACAATGCTTGCAGCATCCTATTTTTTTACCAGATATCTTGTATCCTGATGACTTAGGAGCCTCTAGCCCTTCATATTCTTCATTTTTAAATTCCTCAAGTTCACTTAATTCAGCAGTAAGCAAATCTATTTGAGCATGAATTTCGTCAGTCGGTAATCCGAATTTGACAGCGTCAATGCTGTCCTCATATAATTCACGTAATTGCGCTCTAAGCACCCTAGATTGTTTATGATCGTCCAACTCTCTCAGCTCCATATCTCCGCCTCAAGTTCGGATATTTTAGCCTTCAATTGCCTTTCTTGTTCCTTCAAAGGTTTCATCTTCTGAATACATACGTGATTAGGCCATGGACTATCTGTAATAGCATATTGAGTTTTATAAATGGCCTGAAGCTTTTGTTCAGTAAGTTCTTTTTCCTTTTGAAGAGAAAGCTTTTTCTTATCCTGCTCTGTCAGCTGTAGCATCTCAATATCTACCGAATGTTGACAATTCAACCAACAATGCATGAGTAATACAGCGGCTATAAGCGAGTCTGCTGGTTGATCCAATGTAAATTTGAAGCCTTCATCATCCACAATAGGAATAGAGTAAATGGTTTGCATTTTGCTACTCATTTTGACTTGCTCTTGCGTTGTATATTACGAACGATAATGGCATGCTGTAATTCGTTTTCGAACCAGATACGAGCCAATTCCGGTAGAGTCATAATCATTCACCCCTTAGATATAGTCTTCTGGACGAAAGTCTTTAACGAAGTAAATGGAATCATCAAAATCAATGCGCCGGATGTGACTGTACTTCGCGACTGAGAACAAAACTTTCAACTTACTCCAAATTATGCGGCGATATTTTCCGACCGTTTCGTTAAATTTTCCATCTGTCTCCTTGTAACGATCTTTTGTGAGAGTAATGGACCTAATTCTTACTGCATCCTGTAACTGATAGCATTCAGCATCCGTCAGCGTTACACTGTCTCGAACCTCTTGAACCATCATCTGAACTTCTTCCACTTTTTCAGTTACATCCAAATGCATTTGCTTAATACCGTCTATAAGACCGCGAATCGCCATGCCTTGAGCCTCTGTTAGTTGCATTTGCTTTTCAACTACAGACAAGAAATCTGGCTGCTGATTAGGATTCATTAGTGTCATTTTTCTACCACCTTTCTGCTGTTTACAGCTGGACGAATCTGTTCAATAAAGGCTTCCAACATGTCCAAACTTTCAGACAACCGTTTCTTTTCAGAACTACTTGCACTGCCTATTGCCCCCAACATGAACGAAGTAATTCCAACCTTTTGCAGAAACTGTTTCACATGGATACTTACCTGGATCGTGTTGCTGTCCGCTTCAAAGCGAAGCTTCTTCATTTGAGCAGCGGCCTCATGTTCGTTGAAGTCATCTGGCTGCTGGAGTTTGATAGTCTCCAGTTCTTCTTTAGCTCTTTGGTAGCCACTCTTCAATTGTTCAACTTTTAAACGTTCTTTTTCCAAATCATCATTGAGTTTGTTTTTCCAATATTCATCGCGTTGTTTGAGCTGCGCTTCCGCCTCTTTTTCCTTTTGGCGAATGAAAATGCCTGTTTCTTCCTCATGACGCTCTACAGCCGCAGATACAGCATCCTCAAGTTGATCCGCAGGAATGGCATCTTTGTACTGTCTCTGTAACTCAAGCTTGTCCCGCTCTGCCTGCTCTGCTCTTTCCTCTGCCTCACGGACAGCCTCTTCGAGCCGAGCTTTGGTTTCTACAAATGCCTTGTGAGTGCTGATCAAGCCTTCATCAAGCTGCTGAATGATTTCGGGAGTAGCATTTTCCGCAATAAACTTCGCTTTGTCGTACTGCCTGCCAGAGCCAAAGCCTGCCTGATCCGCTACAATATCCCGAACTTGTCCGGTAGGTTGGTCAGGAAAATTTTCCGTACCTCCAGCCATGCGCTCTTTTGCCTTCAAGCGTTCGACCTCTTCAAGTCGCCGTGCCCATTCTACTCGCTCGGAAAAAGTGAACTCCTTACGATGTTCATTCTCGGAAATCTCAAGCTGAAGTTGATGCTCAAAATCCTTGATTTCCATAACTCTTACCGTCACTTCTGAGCGTCCAAGGAACTGGTGCGCTCTCAAGCGCCGCTCTCCAGCAATTAACTGATAATCTGGTGTTACTACAATAGGGTTAATAAGTCCGTTTTGTTCTATATCCTGTGCCAGTTCTTCGATGCCACCGAAGTCCTTACGGATACGATCACTGACTTTGATTTTGCTGATACCAATTTGCAAGTTGATTCTCCTTTCTTTACATCCCCTCTGTGATAAAATGTAAGTTGTTGTAGCTTTATCAATTCATCAAAGAAAAGAGATGCTATCTTGTAAAGATACTCTCGCTATTTTTTAATAGAGTAGAATGCTTACATTCTTTAAATCATGCAGTCAGTTATCCAGTTGTTCTATATTGGGTGTAGTCATTTAGTTTTGTTCTCCTTTCTTTAATAAGATTGTTCCAATAACCAATTTTCCAAGAACTCACGCGTTTCTCTCGCAGGAAAATACCATTTGCTCCCTACTTTCCGTTTCGGAAATCCTGGATGATAGAAAAATTGTTCTTGTATAAAGTTCCAACTCATACATGTACGACGCTTTAATTCAGCCGCATCCCAAAATACGTACTCCACATCAGCTTCTTTTAAAACCTCCGCTATCTTCGATTTGACCAGTTGAAAGGCTTCCTTTTCGTCAACGCTGACTGACAACATGTTTATCCCTCCTTAATTGTTGTTTTTTTTTAATTTCTTAGGAACCAGCTTGATCTCTAATCCCAAAGCATCGCAGGCTTTTCTAAGCGTGGTTTCGTTCCACCGACGACTTCCATTTAGCAAATTGTGCATGTACTGCGGGGAACACCCAACTAAATGAGCTAAATCAGAAGGATTTAATCCTTTTTCATTTATAAGTGGCCTCATTTGTTCAGAAACCTTCATTTCATCACCTCCGTTGAAATAATATTAATCTATTTGATTAATTAAATCAAACGTAAAATTAATCAAATAGATTCAAATAAAAGCATTTTAGATTATTATCCATATAGTTTAATATATATGCTCAATTTTTCGCCTATTTGCTTCTTTTTAATCTATTTGCTGTTTGTATTTTAATCTATTTGTTGATATCATTAATTCATCAATTAGTTTAAAAGGAGCGGTCACAGGACATGTCTAGTTATCCTAACCGGATAAGAGAGATTAGAAAATCACAAAAGAAATCAGGAGTACAAGTAGCTGAATTTTTAGGAATTACCCCTCAATTTCTATACAATATCGAAAAAGGAAGCCGAACTTTAAATACTGAGGTGGCTTCAAAATTAGCCGAGTATTTTGATGTAACCGTAGATTACCTTCTTGGCCGTACAGAAGCCGAAAAAGATGATCGCCAATATCCAGAGTGGGCCACGTCAAAGGACATTCGGGATTTTAAAACAATACTTGAAGAAGATGCGCCGGTAATGTTCGATGGCGTACCAATCTCAGAAGACGACAAAGAAAAAATTAAACGGGTCATGGAAGCTATGTTCTGGGATGCTAAAAAGAACAAAAAAGATTAATTGTTTTGAATGAAATAGCTTTCCTAAATATTCACTTTGCGCTTTCACCGCTGCGAGGCGGTTTCACATACACAAAAAACGGAACATTTGTTCTATTGGAGGAATAATCATGGCAAACTTTAAAAGATTAAAGAGTGGTTGGCGGTATCGGTTAAAGTACACCGATCCGTTTACACAGCAACAAAAGGAGAAGTCAGAACGGGGATTCCGTACAAAACCGGAAGCAGAGTTAGCTGCAGCAGAATTTTTAAAGAGAATAAAACAAGGTTACGAACAGATTGACATGCCTCTCGTCGATTATATAGAAAGTTGGATCATCAACTATAAAAAAGGAGATGTTAGAAAAAACACACTTAAACAACATATGAACAATCTAAAAACACACATTAAGCCTTATTTTAAACAATTAATGATAAAAGATTTAAAACCAGATATGTACCAAAAATTTTTAGATGCTTGTTTAGAAAAAGGCTTAAGCCGAAGAACAGTCGAAATAATTAACTCAACAGTTTACAGTGCTTTAGAACTCGCAGTAATTCAAGGAAAGTTAGAACGTAATCCTTGCATAGGATCAATTATTAAGGGAGAGAGGAAACAAAAAACTATTGATTTCATTGATTCTGAGGATATTCCTCGTTTTCTTTATACAGCAAGAGGATATGGTTATATATACTGGATATTTTTCAAGGTGCTGTTGGAGACTGGCATGCGTAAAGGTGAAGCCGCTGCTTTAAAGTGGTCTGATATTAATTTTAAGGAGAAAAAAATTCACATTAATGAAACTTTGGATTTCCAACCTGATAACGAGGACGAGCTATTCGGGGAAACAAAAACCTTCAAATCAAAACGAACAATCAGTGTAAGTACATCTCTAATCAACGATCTAAAGTATCATGCTAGTTGGCAGAACCAGAATAAAATTAATCTCGGAGAAACAATGTACCGACATGATTTAAATCTCGTTCTATGTAGAAATGACGGACGTCCTATGCCGAAGTCAACACTATTTAACGCATTTAAGCGTATCTTGAAGCGCGCTAGTCTCGATGGAGTTTTGCGTATCCATTCTCTTCGTCACACTTACGCAGTGCTCATGCTTGAAGCTGGAGCCGATATAAAGTTTGTCCAGGAGCAGCTTGGTCATGGTAGTGTGCAGATTACATCTGATGTATACGCACACATTTCTAAAAAGTTAGAGAAACGTAACATAGACAGATATGAGGAATACACAAGCAAAATTCTCGGCTCAAACAATTTTAAGTCGGGGGACGTTTGGGGGACACCCCAGAAGAATTAA